CTTATGTTTTTTTCGACAATGTCCAATTGTTTTTCTCAATTAAATCATGTTCTTGGTTCTCTTTTTCCTTCTTCACCTCCTTCTTTCCCTTGTTGTTCTACTTTAATAATTAGTTCTTCTACTACTTCAAGTAGAATGGCTGGTGGGTTTACCCAGTTCTATAATTCATCAGCTAATACCTCGGTTGCACCTGGTACAACAATTGCTGCTAGAAGAGCAGCCGCCTACGTAACATCTACTGTGGGTGATTCAGGTCCTGGTGATAGTGGTACATTAACATTGTATTTGAATGATGTATCTGCAGGTTCAAGAGCATTTACTTCCGGTAGTGATAATGGAACGTATGGTGCTAATTTAGTTATTGCCGACAACGTAGACTACGCAACCAAGACAGGAGCTGCAGCAGGGTTCTGGGAAAGTTTTGATGCTAATGGATCTGGTGTTGCTAAAACTGGTTGGAATAGTGTTTACATTACCCACTCCGGTGCAGGTACTACGAGTACCTTAACCTGGTACTACGATGATAGCAACCCCGCTGCTCCAACGTTTACTAATAAAACGTTTACAGAAACCTCTAATGTTCAGATTTATTCCAGTACTGTTCCACATTACACAAGCGCAACTCAATTCACCTTAGCCGCAAATGTAAACAACTTAAGTGGAAATACATATCCAACCTCTGACACGTTTATTACAAGTTCAGCAGGGGGTGCCTTCCAAGCACCCACAACACTCACATATTCTGCTGCAGGTGTTACTACACCTCTGACGCAGAACTTGTATGTTGGTTCAGGTGATGTTGCAATTTCTACAACTGCTCTTATTACGACAGGTTTTGGTTCATCGGCAGGTGGTCCATCTCTTGCAAGTACCAATGGGTATAATGCAAGTGGAAGTCAGTCATTCATAGTATCTGGTACACCAACGATATTGTATAAGACGGGTACAGCTGGTACAATGGAAGAGACAACTCTTACCTTTGGATCAGCGGTAGGTGTAGGATCAGGGTTAGCAGCACGCATTATTAATCCTGGTTCAACAGATAACCCATCGTTCTCAGCAAGTGCAGCTGTATTTAACAGCCAGTCAAGTACACTACAAGTATACGATGCCACTATTGTTGCGGGCACCTTAAAGCACGATGTTACAAATTACGCAACCGGGTATATTCCAGTTGGTCCTAACCTCAGTTCAGGTAGATCAGGGGATCAATACTTTACGTTTAAATTTGTAAGAACATCACTATCCAAATTTGATATTCAATTTACTGGTACAATTGCTGGGTTATGGGTTGCAGTACCAGGTAGTTCGATAGACTCAGCTGCATCAGCCACAAATGGATGGGTGAGTATGGCAACAGCATTCGTAGCAGGTGTTCCATCTGTTGGCTGTGCAACTGGTGGTACTGTAACGTTAAATTCTGCAGTTACAAATCATAGAAAGACTTGTACATTCGGAACTGTTTCAAGTTCTGATACTGCAACTAATGAAGTTTATATAAGAATAAAACTTACGAGCGGTCAGTCAGTATCGGCTCTAACCCTACAAACATCGAGTAATTAAATGGCAGTTTCAGATACACAAAAAGTTGACTTACTTTATAAAAAGTTATTTGGTGTAGCTAAGACCGAGCTTGCTACTAATAAGAGTGCCAGCGGGGAACCTAATGCTAGCCCCCTGATCCTTAGGGGGGACACAGTTTGGGCTCAGTCAGACAATATCCCAGGTACTGCAGCAGCAGTAACGGATATTGTACAAGCATATCTAACTACATCAAGAATTGAATGTACGGCAGACACATCTTCAACTCCTATTGGTGGTGTATACCCAACCTGGAAGACCAATTTAACTGATTGGATTCCTCCTGAATTTGGCTCTACCTATTTTATATCGGTATACGCTGATACCACTGGTACAGCTAACCCCACAACTACTACACCCCTATCCGATTCGGGTATAGGAGGAGTTGGTGAGTGGTATTTTGATTATTCAGCAGGTATCTTAAACTTTATTGGTGGTACAATACCGGCTACCCTAACGGGTGCAAAAAAGTTGTTTATAACTGGGTATCGATATATTGGCTTAAAGGGATTATCAACTACACTTTTTGGACACTCATCAACAGCCAACGTAGCTCTACTTGCCAACGTTGCTAACGTTGCACTTATTGCTAACGTTGCAACTATTGCCAACGTTGCCGTATTAGCTAACGTAGCCCTTATTGCTAACGTTGCAACTATTGCAAACGTAGCCGTACTAGCCAATGTGGCCACTATTGCCAATGTAGCGGTAACCGCAAATGCACTAACCGTAGCTAGAACCATCACGTTAGGTGGGGATGTATCTGGTAGTGTAGAGTTTGATGGGTCAAGTAATGTAACATTAACGGCAACGATAGCGGCAGACTCTGTTGCACTTGGCACTGATACTACTGGGGACTATGTTAGTACTATTACCTCAGGGACAGGAATTGGAGTTGCATCAGGTACGGGTGAGGGTTCAGCTCCCACCATTACCAACACAGGTGTAGTTTCTCTAACGGGTTCAGCAAATCAAGTATCTGTAAATACCAGTAATGGAAGTGTTACAGTAGGTCTACCAAACGATGTAATTGTAAACAATAATCTTACTGTTGAAGGTAATCTTTTTGTTAGAGGCACAGCGGTTACCTTAAGCACAGCAGCTGTAACCATTAATGATTCGCTGGTAAGATTTGGTAATGCTAATCCTGCCAACTCACTTGATATAGGTTTTTATGGTGAGTTTGTTTCAGGCGCAACTACAAAATATACAGGTCTGTACAGAGATCATGACGATGGTAAATACAGACTCTTTAGAGATTCTACTGTCAACCCTACAGGCAACACAGTCAGTACAGCTGATTCAGGATATACAATTGCATCACTTGTAGCTAATTTAACAGGTGGTACTGTATCGGGTCTAACAGCTAACATTAATGTCGGTGATGGTGGTACGGGCCGTGGGACATTTACCTCAAATGGTATTCTTTATGGTAATGCAACCGGTGCATTAAATGTAACAGCTGCAGGAACGTTCGGACAAGTTCTCTCCGTTGATACAAACGGCCTGCCGGTTTTTGGGCGTCTGGATTGCGGTACGTTCTAAAAACGTGTATAAATATGTGATAGTACTATTCTTTATGAGGTAATTATGGACGAAGAGCAGAAGCAATTTTTTAATGTCATTATTGAAAAAACTAATCAGAGATTAAACTCCCTACAGGCACAGGTCATTGTACTTGAGTCTCAATTGCAAATGGCTGTTGATGAGAGGGATGCGTATAAGAAGTATGTAGAGGGTGTACCTCAACAAAAAGCAGTATCTTTAGAAGCCCAGAATACAATATTAGATCTAGAGAAAAAATATAATGCAGTATTACAAGATAACGCAATACTACAGCAAAGGGCACGGTCAGCAGGTACTCAAGAACAAAATGAAACCTTAGCACATGAGGTTAGGAGACTTCAGGGTATAGTTGACAAGATGTCAAAATAAATAAAAGATGTCAACTGAAATACAATTAAAACGGTCCTCCACGCCTGGTCAAATCCCGGCTACGGCTAATGTTTTGGTTGGAGAACCACTGGTTAATCTTGCAGATAAGATATTATATACTAAGGATAGTAGCAATAATATTATTGTTGTTGGCTCTGGTACAACCAGTAATATTTCAGAAGGCACAAACTTATATTTTACACAAGGACGCGCCCGAGCAGCTTTTCAAGCGGGTACAAACATCACAATTGCTGATGGTGTTATATCTTCTACCGCAACTGGAAATAATAATAATTTTGAATTTGATTACGGCTTTATTTACGATGCTACACTTTCATATGTTATTTCCCCAATCGATTACGGGTCAGTTTAATGGCAATCCAAACCCAGTTTAGAAGAGGTAATACATACTCACATAGTTTATTTACCGGTGCATCCGGTGAAATAACTGTAGACTTGGATAAAAAGGTTGCTGTCATTCATGACGGTGCACAGGTCGGTGGCTTTCCGCTGGCCTTAGCCTCCTACACAGGCTCAGCATTTGCTCAAGCTAATACAGCATTAACAATCGCTGGGTTAGCATTTACAGCTGCAAACGTTGCGGGTGCCTATACTGTGACAGGCGTACAGGGTAATGTCACAAATGCTCAAATATCAGCAGGGGTAACATCATCAGGGTTACTTACAACTGCTAATGTAGCTGAGATAACGAATCTCTACTTTACAAATACAAGATCCAGATCTGCTATTTCTATGGCAATCGGTAATGTATATGGTAAGGGGGAGTATGATAATACTACAGGGGTAATTTCAATACTAGCCGCAAATGTAACTGTAGCAAATATAGCACCTTTAAATCCATATATCGGAGATAAGTGGATTGAAGCAGGAAATGCTGTTGCATATCTTTACTTTAATGACGGTAGTAGTTTTCAGTGGGTCGAGATCTAGCTAGACACATTATCTTATAAATAATAGCAAGCAGCACCTAAAATAATTAATTAAGGAATAATAATGCCATCGATCAATTTTCCATCCAGTCCCGCACTAAACGATGTATATGCGTTTGGCGGTAAGACTTGGGTATATAATGGAGCTGCTTGGGCTCTACAGGTAGTACCTCTTACAACTGCCAATGTAACTGAACTAACTAACCTATACTTTACCGACGCAAGAGCAAGAACAGCTATTTCGGTAACGGGTTCTGGTTCTTATGATAATACAACTGGTGTCATTACTGTTACAGGTGGTGTTACCTCTGTCGGTGGTGCTTCTGGTACCATATCCAATGTACAGCTTGCATCCGCTGTATCCTCTACCGGTATTTTAACAACTTCAAACGTTGTTGAAGGTACCAATCTCTATCATACCACTACTCGGGCACGTGGTGCTCTTTTAGGTATTAATGGTATTACATACGGTACATCTACTGGTAATATCGAGCTGTCTGCATCAGGTGTCTCTGCTACTACATACGGTGGTACTACTCAGATTCCAGTTCTGACTGTTGATACTTTTGGTAGAATTACTTCTGCATCTAACATCACATTAACAAGCGGTGTTTCCTCAGTCAACGGTAGAACTGCTGCGGTTGTAGGGCTTGCAGAGACCGCAAACGCTCTGTCCCAGTTTGCTGCTACAACATCTGCAGAGCTAGCTGGTGTTATTTCTGATGAAACCGGTTCCGGTGCATTAGTATTTGGTACAAGCCCTGCAATTACTACCGCCTTAACTACTCCTAGCACAACTTTTGCTCTTGTCAATACTACAGCTACAACGGTTGATTTTGCTGGTGCAGGTACAACAGTTAATATTGGTGCGGTAACAGGTAATACCAATATTAGAAATAGCTTGGTTGTTGCTGGTAACCTTGTTGTTCAAGGTACAACCACTACAGTTTCATCAACAACATTGGATGTCTCTGATAAGAACCTTACATTGGCAAAGGGTGCTGCTGATAGTGCAACCGCTGATGGTGCAGGTCTTACGATCGATGGAGCTGGTGCAACACTAAACTACGTACACGCTACAACCGCATTTACATCCAGCCAAGACCTTGATCTTGCTTCTGGTAAAGCACTAAAAATTAATAATACCAGTGTACTTAATGGTACAACTCTTGGGTCAGGTGTTGTTAATTCCAGTCTAACATCTGTGGGCACAATTGGTACAGGTACATGGCAAGGTACATCAATTGGAACTGCATATACAGATGCTAAAGTTACAGCGGTCGGTGGCGCAGTCGGTGCTGTTTCTAATGTAGAACTAGCGGCCGGTATTACATCTTCAGGGGTATTAACAACTGCCAACGTCGCAGAGGTTACAAACCTGTATTATACACAAGCAAGATTTGATACCGCCCTAGGTAACAAGACAACAGCAAACGTTGCCGAAGGTTCAAATCTTTACTTTACAAATGCAAGATCACAAGCCGCACTTACCGTTACTGCAGGTAAAGCCTCATACGTAGGTGGTACACTAACGGTTACAGCTGCAAATGTTAATGTATCCACCACTGCTCCATCCTCGCCAAACATTGGTGATGTATGGATTGATGATGATGCTAAATCATTCCTATATTTCAACGACGGTTCAAGTAATCAATGGGTTGAGCAAGCAACTGGTACATTTGTGGGATCAGGTGGCGGTGGTGTTACAGTATCTGATGATGTGGCTACTAATTCTACCTATTATCCTACATTAGCAACCATTACCTCTGGTACGCTATCAGCAGCCAAAGTATCAACAACCAAGCTAACGTTTAATCCATCGTCCGGGTTGTTAACCTCTACTGATTATAACTCATCATCAGATAAGAGATTAAAAAAGGGTATAAAGACTGTTGATTCTGCCTTAACAAAGGTTGAAGCACTGCGCGGTGTATCCTTTACATGGAAAGACAGTAACACAAAAGCAATTGGTATGATTGCCCAGGAAGTACAAGATGTATTGCCTGATGTGGTAACTACAGATGATGATGGTTACCTGGGTATTAAGTATACCAACGTGATTGGTGTTTTGGTTGAAGCTATTAAAGAGTTGAAAGCAGATTTCGAAGCCTATAAAAAAACACATCCTTAATACGTTATAAATATATCAGGGAGTGAGTAAGAACCTCCCTGATTTTTTTTGAAAGAATATGGCTTTAAATTTTCCTTCCACCCCAAGTGCAAACGCCGTATATACGTACAATGGTAGATCCTGGACGTATAACGGCAATGCCTGGGCGCTGACGACAGCTGTCCTTGATACATCGGTAATTCCTGAGAGTGGAAACTTATATTTTACAAACGCTAGAGTTGTATCAGCTCTAACCGCCGGCCAAAACATCACCCTAGATGGTAATGGTAGAATTAATGCCTCTGTATCTGGTGGAGGGGGTGGGGGCAATGTTGACTCTGTTGCAGGTGCAACAGGTGCTGTATCTAACGTTCAAATTGCAGCTGCCGTATCTTCTTCAGGTATCTTAACAACTGCTAATATTGTTGAATTAACTAATTTATATTATACCCAAGCAAGATTTGATACTGCCTTAGGTAACAAGACAACGAGTAATGTTACCGAAGGAGCAAATTTATATTTTACAGATGCAAGAGTTTATTCTAATGTAACGTCACTTGGTTATATCACCTCAAGTGCATTATCTGGATACGCAACCAATACCCAGCTTGCCTCCTTTGCAACTACAACCAATGTATTATTAAAGTCTAATATTACGGATTTAACAACAGCAAATGTTGTTGAACTGACCAATTTATACTTTACTAATGCACGTGTTTATTCCGCCGTTACCGGCAACTTAGCATTAAAGTCAAATGTAGCAGACCTGACGACCGCTAACGTATCTGAATTAACTAATCTGTATTACACTAATGCAAGAGTTTATTCTGCTGTTACTGGCAACCTGGCTCTTAAATCCAATGTTGTGGATCTAACGACATCTAATGTATCTGAATTAACTAACCTGTATTACACTGATGCAAGAGTCTATTCTAATGTCACTCAAAGATTGGCTAGCCTCGATACTAATGTCATACCAAGTGTATCAGAGGTATATAGCTTAGGTTCACCATCCTTTAAGTTTAAGGATCTTTATCTATCAGGTAATACCATTTTATTGGGTGCTACTACACTGTCAAGTACAGATGACGGTCTGACTGTAAGTTCTATTAGGTCTAATGTCTGGAATGGTTTATATACCTCCAACGTTGTTGAAACAGCAGGTAACCTTTACTATACTAATGCTAGAGTTTATGCCGCGGTTACAGGAAATCTGGCTCTTAAATCTAATGTTGTAGATCTTACGACTGCTAATGTAACAGAACTAACCAATCTTTACTATACCAACGCGCGCGTATATTCTGCGGTTACAGGCAACTTAGCTTTAAAATCAAATGTAGTAGATTTAACGACAGCAAATGTAGCTGAACTAACTAATCTGTATTATACTGATGCAAGAGTCTATTCCGCGGTTACTGGTAATTTAGCACTTAAGTCAAATATAGCAGACCTAACTACAGCCAATGTAACTGAGTTAAATAATTTATACTTTACAAATGCAAGAGTTTATTCTAATGTAACATCACTTGGTTATATTACATCAAGTGCGCTAACTGGTTATGCGACCAATACCCAATTAACTTCTTTTGCTACTGTTTCGAACGTATTACTAAAAGCTAATATCACTGATCTCACAACAGCTAATGTATCTGAGTTAACCAACCTATACTTTACTGATGCAAGAGTTTATTCCGCGGTTACTGGTAACCTGGCCCTTAAATCGAATGTATCCGATCTTACAACAGCTAATGTATCTGAATTAACTAACCTCTACTTTACCAATGCAAGAGTTGTATCAGCCCTAACTGCAGGTCAAAACATCACCCTGGATGCTAATGGCAGAATTAATTCTACCGCTACTGGTGGTGCAGGGGGTAGTGTTGACTCTGTTGCTGGTGCAACAGGTAATATATCAAACGTACAACTAGCAGCCGGTATTACATCCTCAGGTATCCTAACTACTGCCAATGTAGCTGAACTAACTAATCTATATTATACTAATGCCCGTGTATATTCTGCAGTTACAGGTAATTTAGCTTTAAAATCAAATATAGCAGACCTAACTACAGCCAATGTAGCTGAACTAACTAACCTATATTACACAGATGCAAGAGTATATTCTAATGTATCAGCGCTTGGTTACATTACTACTGCTTCACTATCAGGGTATGCTACAACCTCATATGTAGGGAATGCACTTGCAAACTTAGTTGCTTCTGCTCCTGCCTCACTTGATACACTTAATGAATTAGCAACAGCATTAGGTAATGATAATAATTTCTCAACAACAGTACTTACCTATATTGGTACAAAAGCAAATACTGTCAGCTTGACAACAGCCAACGTATCTGAACTAACCAATTTATACTTTACAAATGCAAGATCTATTGCAGCACTAACTGCAGGTCAGAGCATTACTATAGATGCTAATGGTAGAATTAATTCCTCAGCTGTTGGTGGCTCATCCTATGGTGATTCAAACGTCGCACTACTAGGTTATGCTACTAATGCCAACGTTGCATTAAAGGCTAATACCGCCGACCTTACCACAGCCAATGTTGTAGAGTTAACCAATCTGTACTATACTAACGCACGAGTATATTCGAATGTAGTGTCTATCGGCTATATTACTTCAAGTGCATTATCTGGATATGCGACTAATAGTCAACTTGCATCTTACGCAACTAATGCGCAACTAACCTCTTACCAAACACTTGCTAATGCAACTTTAAAAGCTAACGTTACCGATCTTACAACTGCTAATGTTGTTGAGTTAACCAATTTATACTTTACAAACGCAAGAGTTTATTCTGCAGTTACAGGTAACTTGGTATTAAAAGCCAATATTGCTGACCTTACAACAGCAAATGTTACTGAAGTTACCAACTTATACTTTACAAATGCAAGAGTCTATTCTAATGTAACGTCCCTTGGTTATATTACCTCAAGTGCACTAACTGGTTATGCAACTAATACTCAATTAACTTCTTATGTAACCTCAGCTAGTCTAACAACAGCCAATGTATCTGAACTAACTAATTTATACTTTACAAACGCAAGAGTTTATTCTGCAGTTACAGGTAACTTGGCATTAAAAGCCAATATTGCTGACCTTACAACAGCAAATGTTACTGAGCTAACTAATTTATACTTTACCAACGCAAGATCAATTGCGGCCTTGACAGCAGGTCAAAGTATTACTATAGATGCTAATGGTAGGATTAATTCCTCAGCTGTTGGCGGTGGCGGTGGTTCGACCTATGGTGATTCAAACGTAGCAGCGCTAGGGTATGCAACAAATGCTAACGTTGCATTAAAAGCCAATATTACAGATCTCACCACGGCAAATGTTACCGAGGTTACAAACTTATATTACACACAAGCAAGATTTGATACCGCTCTAGGTAACAAGACAACGAGTAATGTTACCGAAGGAACAAATTTATACTTTACAAACGCAAGAGTTTATTCTGCAGTTACAGGTAACTTAGCATTAAAGTCTAATGTAACAGACTTAACGACAGCAAACGTATCCGAGTTAACAAATCTGTATTATACTAATGCCAGAGTCTATTCTAATGTAACGTCGCTTGGTTATATTACAGCAAGCTCATTATCAGGCTATGCAACTAATACACAATTAGCTTCTTTTATAACTTCAGCTAGCCTGACAACAGCGAATGTATCTGAACTAACTAATCTGTATTTTACAAACGCAAGAGTTTATTCATCCTTAACTGCAGGTGCAGGTATATCAATATCCAGTGGTACAATAAGTGCTGCACCTAGAATTGTTGCAATTACTGATGCAGCCTCGGTAACCATTGACGGTGATACAACAGATATTGCCACTCAAGTTAATACCCAGGCTGTAGGTACACTCACTATTAATGCTGTAACCGGTACATTAAGTAATGGCCAAAAGATTATTTTTAGACTACAATCTACGAACGTCCAAACGTTTAGCTGGAATGCTGTCTTTGTAGGATCAACTGATCTGGCTCTACCAACGGTATCATCGGGTGCCAGTAAGTATGATTATGTAGGGTTCATGTACAATACGACTGCATCAAAATGGCAGTTGTTGGCTAAGAATTTTGGGTTTTAAATTATTAAGGAGTAAATTATGGCAGATATTATCAATAACGTCAACGGGATGGTACAGATTATTTTTGAGAGAACTACAAGTGATGGATTAAAATATAGAGATTCATTATTGTTTGCTCAATCCGCATATGATAGTATGACCCCAGAATCAATTTCTGCATTACAACAGGCAAAATTTGAACGGTGGGTTGCCATGGTAACCGGTACAGCCGTTGATGAGCCAGAACCCGTTGATGAATCAGCTCCTGTTGAAGAAGCAGCACCAATTGATGACCCAACTGTAGAGACATAACAATGGCAGCAAAATATTGGCTATTAGCTGGTACAGGTACCTGGTCAACAATAACTACACCGTGGCGCACTGCTGATGCCGGTTCAACCCTGGTCGCTGCCCCAACATCTGTCGACGATGTATATTTTAATACTGTTAACCCCGGAACTGTTACCCTATCTGGTACCCTGAGCTGTAAGAGTTTAAACATTAACACCGGTAGTGCAATGACCTTTACTGGCACCGGTACCGTGCAAATATCAGGTAATATAACAGTTCCAAGTAATATTACCTGGAATGGTATGGGTAATATGAACATAGTTGGTACTAACATTACTCACGAAATTTACTTCGTTCCTGCTACAGGGGGACCACCCCTTGCGTTATCCGGAGCGGGGGGTGTGCATAATTGGAATTCTGGGTATACAACCAGACTATTAACATCAGCCTTCAGTTTCGCTGGTGCCCAAACCGGTGCTGTACTTAATATGAATGACAATACATTCACAGTTGGCACCTTTACTTCCTCCGGTACTTCTTCCAGAACAATTAATTTTGGAGGCTATAGCGGTGCCATATACACTGTTACAACCACAGCCGCTACTGTTAATGTAAATTGCGCTGATGCTACTTTACTGACTGTTACGGGTACGGCAAATTTATATGCCACAATGAATGTAAGCCGTGTTTTTTCCCTTGGTACCACATCATCCACAGCATTTCAAACCACTGGGTTTAATTTAACCATAATTAGCGGGGCTAGTACAGTTCTTATAACTACAGCAGGTTGGGTAAGAAACCTCAATCTTTCAGGCTATACCGGCCTCATTACAGCTGTAACTACCCTTAACATAACTACAGCTTTCTCGGCACCGGACACGGGTGGCGCACTTACAGGGCTTAATATTACAACAAGAGGAAGCGTTGGCGAGGTTTATTTTTACGGAAAAGGTAGGACTCTAGGTGCAATTGTCTTTAATATGGGTGCACTTACAGCGGTGTATTGTGATAGTTTCAATTGTTTAACAATTACCCAGACCTCTGGGTACATAGATTGGTATTATGCTACAATAATCTGTTCATCAACTATTTCATGGACTGGTACAGCGGCTAACTCATTATGGACAAATGGCGTAACAATTTCCTGTACACAATTCAATTTATCAGGTGCTACAGCTTACATTGAAATTGAATTCATGACTATAAATTGTTCGTCTGGTGTAAGCCATACCAGCGGAACTCTTAGACTAAAAGATGGTGCACTTAATTTAGGTAACGGTACCTCTACTGGTAGCTATGTTTTTGGCGGCGGTACTCTCGACCTAAATGATCGGGTACTGACGGCAATAAATACATTTTCTTCATCTGCCTCAAGTACCCGAACAATCAGTACCGGTACGTATAACACCGGCTACATAGTGTGCAGGGCAGTCCAGATGAGTACCCTTACAGGTTTTACTTGGACGAATGGGAACGTGGGGTTTTTTGAAATTAGTGCAACTGCAACCGCAGCAACGTCCGTTATTCTCAACGTTGGAGTATCCGCCGCCGGTCTTACGGCCACTAATAGACCTAGTGTTAGATTTACTACCCTCAACGTTGGAATATCTGGTCCTAATATTAATGGCTATTTTGACACTTTAGATTTTGGAACAATAGACACTTCTGTTGGTGCGCCAACATTTTGTAATGCTAGAAACTTAGTCATATCAGCAACTGGTAATTTTACTGCATTTAATGCAACCATTGGTACTAGTACCACAGGGGCAGGCTTTTGGGGTAATAACAATCTTATAGGTTCCTTGACGGTAACTGGTACTTTTGGTACGAATGTGGGTATGTATGGCACGTGCCGTGTGACAAACTGGACTACCCAGTCTGGTGATCTATTTTCTTCGGCTTACCCGTACGGTTATGACAGTATAATTGTGACGGGTTCCTGGTCATGGAATAGCACTAATTTTAGAATACATCAAACCCCGTACGAGTCTGCGCCAGACATTACATGTGTAACATGCAGTTTATCAAACACAACTTGGAACCCACAATGGCCTACAAATTTTACTTGTACAGGTACCATTAATGTTAGTCTCGCTGCTCAATTTTATCAAGGAGCTTCTGCGAATGGTTTTAATACCTGTACAAGTATAAATCAATCTGGGACAGGAAGTTTGGTAAATTTGACGGGATTTATTTTAACTGGGGGTTATACCCATACTGCAGGAACACTAAATTTAAACGGGTATAATTTAGATATTGCTACAACTTACAGCGCCACTGGTAGTCTAACTAGAGTTTTAAATTTCGGTGGTGGGTTTATAGTTCTCAACTCCACAGGCAGTAGTGCTTTAAGTGCCACATCTATTACAAATATGACAACCGACCAAACAGGTGGGTTTACTACAACAGGTGGTGCCAGCCGAAAAAATATTGATTGGGGATCAACTGGTGGTTCAATTGCCAATGCAGTATCTTTTTATATGACAGGAGGTGGTGGTTTATATCCAAATATTACTACTGGTAGTTGGTTCAAGGTACTTGACCTATCAGGATTAGATAACTCCTCCACAACTGCAACCGCTAGATCTATTAATATTACCGAGGGGTTAATTCTTCCTCCAACTGGTGGAGGTGTTAGTTATAATTTTAGTAATTGGACTGTTGTGTTTCAAGGACCTACACTTGCATCAGGTATAACGGGTTATTTAAATTTAAATGATAATATAAATCAATCAACAGGTACGTTAGCGTCATTAGCGTTTAATATGACAGGTACAGTACGTTTAGACACTGAAGTATCCGTTGGCCCTTCTGGGTCAAGTGTTACGGGGATAACAACACTTACCCAGGGCACTCTTGACATGAATGGGCAAAATTTATACACTAATACTTTTTCCTCTAGCAATACAAATACAAGAGCAATCCTGTTTAGCGGTAACATATACATAACCTCCACCAACAGCGCTGGTCCTATAACCATGACCAATGCTACTAACTGTACCATTGCACCAGGTTCAGCTGGTGGTTTTTTTGTAGCCATGAATATAAATAAATTAATGGATTTTGGTTCTTCCGGGGGCAATCTGCAGCCATTTGCCCCTAATCTTACTTTTACAGTCCAAAGTAGCGCAGCAGTCATCCCCGTACCTACCTTTGTTTCAGGCAGCTATTTTGGTGCCTTAGATATATCAGTTTCCTCGGCTACCATACCTTTTGCCAATTTAAATGCTACGTCTATAAATTTAGGGACTGGTAATTACTCTAGTATCCTCCTCACGATGTATGGAACAGGTTCTATTTCAGCTCCTGTGGACCAACAACTTGGAGGGTTAACAATAGGTAATGGAAGCGCGATAACAACAACTTTAAATGTAAGTTTAAGGGCAACCCAACTTGTTGTTGCTAATGGTAGTACACTAAACACACAAGGGTACTCTTTAACCTCTGTTACTAATCAATTAATAGGTGATATACAATTAGGCGGGGGTACGTTTGCGGCAGGTACTAGTGTCACCCATGTCTTAGGTACAGTGTCATTACAAGGTGGTATACTTAGTACCGTGGGTTATACGCTTACAACGGGTACAATAGATTTAGGTACAGGTGGAACTTTAAGTACACAAACGTTTACTTCATCAAGTTCATCTTCAAGAGCCATTAACGGGACAGGTACGGTTAATTGTGCAGGTAATTGGTCGGTGACAAATGGTGCTACCTTTACCAAAGATTCCAATTACACATTAAACATGAGTAGCACAAGTGCGAAGACATTTGCAGGTGGTGGGGGAACGTACGGAAACCTTGTACAAACCGGCGCTGGTACCTTAACTATTACAGGATCTAATACATTCAATGATGTACAGCAGAATTTAGTAGCACCCGCTGCTGCCAGCCAGGCGTTATATGATACACCTGGGTGGTATTTCTGGACTGTCCCGGCTGGGGTTTACAGTATCAGTGCAGTAGCAATTGGAGGGGGAGGGGGAGCTTTCTGGGGTCCTGGACATCTTTCCAGCTCACCTGGAGGAGGCGGTGGGGGGCTATCTTACGGTAACTCCATGTCAGTATTCCCTGGCCAAGTTCTTACAGTGATTGTTGGAGCTGGAGGTGATGGGAGAGCAAATGGACCTTCTTTAACTTACCCTAATCTTGGAAATTCTGGAGGAACAAGTATCCTGAGTAGCAGTAATACCCCGTGGATATCCGGTGGAGGGGGTGTAGCGGGTACTTACCAAACCACCACTTCTAACCCTGGAGGTGCAGGAGGTGCCAGTGGTGGTACTTTACGCACAGGGGGATTTGCCGGGGGCTCAGGAGGCTCAGTTAGTGCTGACAATATGCCAGGAGCCGGTGGTGGTGGTGCCGGGGGATATTCTGGTGTGGGTGGTAGTGCTACTGCTGTAACAGTTGTAACTGGTCATGCAGGTAATGCAGCAGCAGCCGGCGGAGGGGGAGGGGGCTCGGGTGGCTCTGGTAGTACAGTTCAATTTGGTGGTGCTGCAGGTGGTGGAGTAGGTGCACAGGGCATAGGATCCACTGGCGCAGGTGGTCCAATAAGTAATCTCTTGAATTGGTACGATGGTGGTGGAGGTGGAGGATCAGGAGGCGCCGTAGGAGGAGGTCCAGCTGATGATGGATCCATTGGTCAAGAGGGCGCCGGTAGAGGTGGAGGATACGGGGGTGGAGGTGGAGGCGGTGCAGATGATGGTACTGCAGCAGAGGGTAATAATTGGCACGTAGGAGGATCACCATTTGGCGGTCACGGTGCTGTTCGTATTATATGGGGTACCGGACGTTCTTTCCCAAGTGCAGCAGCAGATGTATAATAGAGTATAGTCATGGCAACAATTACTTTTACAGCAGGTACAACTACAACGGTAACGGATTTTACCCTATCCGGTACGGCTGGAAATTTAGTAACGATAAACAGCTCGTCCCAAGGCACCCAGTTTACGCTATCTAAAGCCTCTGGTGCTGTATCTGTTGATTATATAAGCATTGAAGATAGTAATGCTACAGGGGGCGCAACCTGGGCGGCTGGAGGAAATTCATCCAATGTAAATAATAACTCTGGATGGACATTTGGAGCTGCTCCTCCCCCCTCGTACGCGATAACAGGCCAGTTCATGGCATTCTTTTAATTACCAGTCTTATTATCTATAAATATAGCGTGTAATTTAGGAAACCAATAAATGTCATCACCATCATCCAGGCAAAATCTCATAGATTACTGCTTTAGAAAACTAGGTCACCCAGTTATTGAAATTAACGTTGATGATGACCAGGTTGAAGACCGAATTGATGAAGCATTTCAATATTACCGAGACTTCCACTACGATGCGGTTGAGAAGGTTTATCTGAAAGAACTAATTACCGCCTCGCTACTTCAAATTGTAGGGGTTAATGCTGCATCTTTTACTAATGGGGAGCTTATTACCGGTGCTACCTCGGGGGCTACTGGATATGTACATTCTAATATAGCGTCAAACAGAATGTATATCTTTAAGATAACAGGTACATTTACCGTAGGTGAAACATTTACAGGTGCCCAATCCGGTATATCCGCTGTCGTACAAACTATTACTCTTGGTAATTATGACAATCAGTATATAACTCTTCCTGACTCTGTTATAGGGGTTGAAAGAATATTACAGTTGTCTAACAATATTAACGGTACAGGTATGTTTAACGTCCAGTATCAACTGATGTTGAATAATATTCAATCCCTGACAAATACAGACATAATATATTATTCACAACTTAAAACTCACTTAAACTTAATTAATGACCTGCTGACAGGTCAGAAGCCTATTAGGTTTAACCGTCATATGAATCGTATGTTCATAGACTTTAACTGGCAAATGGATGTTGAGGTTGGAGATTACATAATCATTGAAGCGTGGAGAACACTTAACCCTGATGACTACACCGATGTATATAATGATGGGTTCTTAAAGAGGTACTGTACTGCGTTGATTAAACAGCAATGGGGTATTAATATGAAGAAGTTTGAAGGAGTACTACTTCCTGGCGGTGTTACCTTAAACGGTCAGAAGATATACGATGAGGCTGTTGAAGAGCTTGAGATTCTTAAGAAGGAAGTACAGGATACATACATGCTTCCTGTAGACTTTTTTACGGGTTGAAGGATTTAGATCCTTATCTCACCAACCTACCAATGCATTATACATGCAAGGCAATAGAAAATCAACGTAGATATTCCAAATAATGAGTACAAATTTTTATTTTCAATCTGGTATACCTGGAGGCAGGTCATCCGAACAAAATCTTATAGAAGATTTAATGATCGAGTGCCTGAAAATATACGGGTTTGATACTTTTTATATTCCAAGGGCAGCAGTAGCAGAGGATGATATTCTGGGAGAAGATGCTCTCAATAAGTACGACAGTGCATATGCATTAGAAATGTACATGCAAAACGTAACTGGGTTTGAGGGTGATGGGGATCTGATGTCCAAGTTTGGGGTTGAAATTCGTGATACAGCTACCTTTTTAGTTTCAAGAAGAAGATGGGATGAGGTTATAGCAAGGTCCGGGGATGCTGTTCTAACAACAAGACCGGCAGAGGGTGATATAATTTACTTCCCTCTAACAAAAGCATACTTTGAAATCAAATTTGTTGAGTCAACAGACCCCTTCTTCCAAGTTGGTAAACTTTACGTTTATAAACTCCAATGTGAGTTAATGCAGTTCTCTTCAGAGAGATTTAATACCGGTGTATCTGAGATCGATGATATAGCAGCCGGTAAATCTATGGATATGAATGAGTATAATGTATTATTTGAGTCAGGCGATAGGTTCTTACTTGAATACTACTCTCCGTCAAGTTTAATTCTACAAAATTATACCATGGAAGATATTATTCCTAATTCTCAAAACGAGTCATTTACCGGTGAGATTTCGGTTCTAGATTTCTCTGAAACTAACCCGTTTGGTGAAATAAATGCTTAATCAGAAGTTTTACTGGGGTACAGTTCGGAAGTCTATCGTTGCATTTGGTAACCTATTTAACAACATTCACATAGACAGAAGAGATGATGCAGGGACTGTTATTCAAAGTCTTAAGGTACCTCTATCGTATGCGCCTAAGAACAAGTTTCTGGCTCGTATAGCGGCTCAGCCAGAATCGTTCACACAGAGTTTTCAAACCTATCTTCCTCGAATAGCTTTTGAGATGACAGGGTTAGCGTATGATCCAGGTAGAAGAATAAGTCTTGTACAACAGAATAGGGCTGCCAACAGTACCTCCACAACACTTAATGCCCAGTACGCGCCTACCCCGTATAATATAAATATGCTTCTATACGTCTATACTAAGAATCAAGATGACGGGTTGCAAATTATAGAACAAATCTTACCATACTTTAATCCTGACTTTAATCTATCACTCAACGCCATGCCAGCGCTTGGCATTAAAAATGATTTACCTGTAATCTTAGATAGCATTAGTTATGAGGATGAGTATGAAGGGGATTTTACAGCTAGAAGAGCAATTATATGGACATTATCCTTTACTCTGAAGCTTAACTTCTACGGGCCTATTAATAAACAGAGTCTTATTAAGACTACAACAGTTAACTCTTTTACGGATTCTGCTCTTTCAAATAAACAACAAACATTTACCTCTTCGGTAGATCCAACTGATGCTGTACCTGGTGATGATATTAGTACAATTGATTCTTTTGTGGACTTTTAATGAAATCTTATAATATTCCTATTCCTGAATCAGCCCCGCTTAACGGCCCGGCTTGTACAATTACCTGTGTGTCTAATATTTTTATTAAGCAGCTTTTTTATAAAAATACAGGAGACCGGAATGACCCGCACAAGCATCTGCATGATCATGTAACCCTATTAGGTGCAGGTGCTGTTGATGTAAGAATTGATGGGGAAGTAACTCATTTTAAAGCCCCTGCAATTATATTTGTATCGGCGGACCAGCTACATTACTTTACAGCTACAGAGGATAACACCGTATGTTATTGCATTCATGGAATACGAAGTACCGATGGGTCAGGTGATATATTAGATCCATCTATGATCCCTGCAGGCACACGAACCATGACGGGAACCGGAATCGGACCAAATGGTCGTGTCATTGCTGAATCCATAATTGGTTCAAGATGAATTCTTTAAATAAAATAAATGATGTTTTTAATATCAACACCGACGTTGATATGCCTAATACTACCGCACCGTTGGTTAACTACCAGCCAAAAGAAATTGATCAAGAGGATGACTTCCAGTTAGCCCGAAATACACTTCGGGGTCTTATAAACAAGAATGAAGACGTATTGACAGAGTTAATTCACATATCCAAGAACTCTGAACATCCTAGGGCCTTTGAGGTTGCCGGGCAACTTATAAAGACTCAAACCGAAATAGCTAAAGAGTTAGTAGGACTCCATAAGACTAAAAAAGACATTACCAAAGAGACCCCACAAAGTGTCAAGCAGCAAAATAATATTGTGTTTGCTGGTTCAACCTCTGACCTAATGAAGATGATAAACGGCGAGAAGACAAGAATATCCAATGGATAATAATAGCTATAATGGTAATGCGCTGCTTAAGCCAATTGGCTATAACATGCAGTTTACTACCGATCAGGTTAAAGAGATATTTAAGTGTAAAGACGACCCAATATATTTTATAGAAAACTATTGCTACATTATATCGTTAGATAGAGGCTTAATTCCCTTCATACTTTATGAGTGCCAAAAAGAAAAAGTAGGTGTTATTATGAATAACCGTAAAGTTATTCTAATGGAAGGAAGACAACAGGGTAAGACAATTACTTCGGCTGCCTGTATCTTACACTATACTCTATTTCAGTCTAATAAGACAGTGGCTATTCTTGCTAATAAATCGGCAGCTTCTAGAGAAGTATTATCTCGCTACCAAATTATGTACGAGAACTTACCTCTGTGGATGCAGCAAGGGGTGAAGACATGGAACAAGGGTGATGTGGAGTTAGAGAACGGTTCAAAGATCTTTACCTCAGCTACCTCAACCTCTGGTATTCGAGGTAAATCAGTTAACTGGTTGTATATTGATGAGGCAGCTATTGTTCCTAATAATGTTGCAGAAGAATTCTTTACCTCTACATACCCAACTATTATGGCTGGAGAAACAACAAAGGTGTTGCTTACCTCCACTCCTTTAGGTTATAATCATTTTTGGAAGTTCTGGAATGATGCGGTTGAGGGTAGAAATGGATTTACCCCTATGCAGATTACCTATGATAAAATTCCAGGTAGAGATGCAAAGTGGGCGGCAGAACAAAAAGCTTTATTGGGTGAACTTAAATTTAACCAAGAAGTGCTTTGTGTATTCCTAGGTTCATCTAATACTTTGATTGCAGCGGATACAATAGGTAAGATGTCCTCCAAGAGTTTTGTACACTCTAAGGATGGTTTAGATGTATTGGTAGAGCCTTCACCAGGGCGTATGTACTTTACAACAGTAGATACGTCAAGGGGTGTTGGAGGGGACTATTCAGCTTTCTGTGTGGTTGACTGTACAGAATATCCATTTACCGTTGTAGCTAAATATAGAGACAATAAAATTAGCCCGCTGTTGTATCCAACTATTATACACAAGGTTAGTAAAGATTACAACAATGCTTATATTTTAGTTGAAATTAATGATATTGGTCAACAAGTGGCTGATATTATTCATAACGACTTAGAGTATGAAAATATGATCTGGGTGGGAAGTGATCCAAGGTATGGCCAGGTAATGTCAAGCTCTGGAAGACACTCAAATTTAGGTGTTAGAACAACCAAACAAATTAAAAGAATAGGCTGTGCTACTCTTAAATCCCTTGTAGAAGGAAATAAGTTACTTGTATTTGATAAGGATATTATATCCGAATTTTCAACCTTTATTGAGCACAATGGGACGTTTGAAGCTGATGAGGGTTATCATGATGATTTAACCATGACATTGGTTCTGTTTGCGTGGGCAACCAACGATGTTATGTTTAAAGATCTAATGAATACAAGTAATAGACAGGCACTTTACAGCTCACAGATTAAGTCCATAGAGGAAGAATTGACCCCGTTTGGTTTTATTGATAATGGACTTCCAGAGGAATTACAGCCAGAGGTAATAGATGGGGACTTATGGCTATCGGATAAATATCAAAACGATTTTAAAGAATTTTTAAAAGAAAAGAGCTGGTAATTGTACAAAGTTTGATATTTATAAATATACATGTATAAAAATTTGTTATGACAGAATAACATTATAAGGAGAAAAAGATGGCATTTCAGCTTTCACCAGGAGTTCTGGTAACCGAGAAGGACCTCACATCGGTCGTTCCCGCAGTTGCTACGACAGCCGGCGGCTTTGCTGGCGCCTTCCAATGGGGACCTGTAGCGCAGGTTACCACAGTAGATTCGGAAAATAATCTCGTATCGAGATTTGGTAAACCAAACGATACGACTTTTCAGTCGTTTTTTACGGCAGCCAACTTCCTATCTTATGGTAACAACCTACAAGTAATCCGCGTTGTGAATGAGTCAGCAGCAAGAAACGCAAAGGCTACCGCCGGCGCAACCGCTGTTATAGTAAAAAACGAAGATCACTACAACGCTACGTATTCAGCAGGCGAAGCGGCGGTGGGTGAGTGGTCAGCAAAATACCCAGGCACACTAGGAAACTCAATTAGAGTCTCTATGGCTGACGGTAATACCTTTTCAACATGGGCCTATGCAAGTAACTTTGATGCTGCTCCTAGCACCTCAGCTTACGTCTCTGGTGTAGGTGGTTCACACGATGAAGTTCATATTATTGTCGTCGATATAAACGGTCTCTGGACCGGTACTGCAGGCACTGTTCTTGAAAGATTCCCATTCGCTTCTAAAGCAGTTGATGCTAAACAATCTGATGGTACATCATCCTTTTACAAACAAGTTGTAAATGATCAATCTGAATATGTTTGGTGGATGGATCATACAGCAACTGTTGGAGGAGGCACATCATGGGGCTCATCTGCAAATGCTACAGCCTTTGCTAACCTAACGTCTAATGTAACAATGACCCTAACTGGTGGTGTATCTTCAGATGCTCCTACAGACGGTAACATTACATCTGCTCTTTCAGTATTCGCTAACGATGAATTGTATGATATTTCGTTGATCCCTCTAGGTGCTGCATCTTCTACTGTAGCTAATTATGCTATCAGCAGTGTTGCTGAAGTAAGAAGAGACGTAATTGTATTTGCATCACCTGAACTGGCCGATGTAGTAAATAACGCAGGCGCAGAAGCTACTGATATCGTTACATTCCGCGATTCACTTACATCTAGTTCTTATGCTGTACTTGATTCTGGTTGGAAATATCAATACGATAGATACAACGACAAATATCGTTGGATTCCGTTGAATGGTGATACCGCTGGTACTGCTGTTCGTACAGACTTCCAAGCCGATCCTTGGTTCTCACCCGCTGGTTTCAATCGCGGTCAAATCAAGAACGTTGTTAAGCTTGCCTATTCACCTAGCAAAACCGATCGTGATACACTTTATAAAAAGGGTGTAAATCCAATCGTTTCGTTCCCAGGTAATGGTGTAGTACTATTCGGTGATAAGACGTTGTTGGCTAAACCTTCAGCATTCGATCGTATTAACGTTCGTAGATTGTTTATTGTGCTTGAAAAAGCAATTGCAACAGCCGCTAAGTTCCAACTCTTTGAATTCAACGATGGATTTACTAGAGCTCAATTTAGAAATCTTGTCGAGCCGTTCTTAAGAGATGTACAAGGTCGCCGTGGTATTACCGACTTTAAAGTAGTTTGTGATGAGTCTAATAACACCGGTCAGGTAATTGATCGCAACGAATTCGTTGCTGACATCTTCATCAAGCCTGCTCGTGCGATTAACTTCATACAGCTCAACTTTATTGCAACCCGTACCGGTATTTCTTTCGAAGAAGTCGGCGCTTAATAAAGGAGAGTAGAAATGACAACTTTTAACGTAGAACGCTTCAAATCAGCGCTAACCAACGGTGGTGTACGCCCTAACCAATTTGCCGTCCAACTTTCATACCCTACGTATGTTACTGGCCAGTCAATTGCTGTTGCTCGGTCCCCATTCTTGGTATCTGTAGCTGAGTTACCTGGTCAAACAGTTAACCCTGCTATCATTCAATACAGAGGTCGTGAAGTAAAATTCGTCGGCGATCGTGTATTTGCACCATGGACAATTACTGTATTAAATGATTCAGAGATGTCTATTAGAAACGCTGTTGAACAGTGGATGGGTGGTATGGAAGATAACGTCTCTAAATTCGGCAGACTACAACCTGCCCAATATCAGCGCGATCTTGACATATTTCAATTGGATAGAAATGGTAACATTCTAAAGTCTTATAAACTTATGGGTGCATTCCCTGTCGATCTATCACCTGTTGGACTAGACTTTGGGGCTAATGACCAAATCTCTACATTCACCTGTACATTCCAATATCAAACCTTTACATCAGCAAGCAACGCGCTGGGTAGTATTGTTAATGTTGGTGGAATTTTTAACAAGTAATCTGGTAAGTACCTTAACTACATAAACATACATAATGGCAATTAATCTTTTTGGATTTAAAATTGGGCGTGAAGATAAGCAACAAGAGTTAAAGAGCCAATCCTTTATAACTCCTGTTGCTGATGATGGTACCTCTACGGTATCTGCTGGTGGATACTTTGGAACATATGTCGATATTGACGCGTCAGCTCGGTCTGAATCCGAGCTGATTTCGCGTTATCGAGATATTGCTAGCTATCCTGATGTTGATAATGCAATTGAAGAAGTTATTACAGAGGCGATTGCCGCTATTGATAGTGAGGAGCCGGTTAAGTTAGATCTTGAAAGCTTAAATTTATCAAAAAATATTAAGAATTCTATTAACGCAGAATTTGAAGAAATTTTAAATTTATTAGATTTTAAAGATAAAGCACACGACATATTCAGACGTTGGTATGTAGATGGTAGACTATACTATCAAAAAGTCATTAATCCTGCACAGACCAAAAAAGGTATTCAGGAACTAAGATATATTGACCCCCGTAAGATTAGAAAAGTACGCGAGGTTAAGAAAGATAAGCTACCTTCTGGGGTAGAGGTTATTAAGTCAATAGATGAGTTTTTCATCTATAATGAGCGGGGGCTTGCAATCAACCCCGGCTCAGCTCCTAACCCCAGTAATGGGATTAAGATTACGCCAGATACAATTACATTTTGTCCATCTGGTCTCTTAGACTTAGACCGTAATGTTGTGATTGGTTATTTAAATAAGGCCATAAAGCCCGTTAACCAATTAAAGATGATGGCAGACTCCTTGGTCATATACAGACTGAGTAGAGCACCTGAGAGAAGAATATTCTATATTGATGTAGGTAATCTTCCTAAGTTAAAAGCCGAGCAATACATGAAAGACATCATGGCGCGGTATCGCAATAAGATCATTTATGATTCTACCACAGGTGAGATTAAAGATGATCGTAAATTTATGACCATGCTTGAGGACTTTTGGCTCCCAAGACGTGAAGGCGGTAGGGGTACAGAGATTACTACACTACCAGGTGGAGAGAATTTAGGGCAGATTGCTGATATAGAATACTTTCAAAACAAAGTATATCAGGCACTCAATGTACCTACATCTAGATTTCAACAGCAGTCAGGTTTTAACTTTGGACGTGCTGCAGAGATTTCTAGAGATGAGTTAAAGTTTGCTAAGTTCATTAGCCGCATACGTAGAAAATTTAATTCGTTATTTGATGATCTCTTGCAGACCCAATTAATTCTTAAGGGTATTATTACTGCAGAAGACTGGGATGATATTAAGCCAAAGCTTAACTACAAGTATGCTCAGGATCAGTATTACCAGGAGATGAAAGAGGCAGAAAATCTTAGAAATAGATTAGATGTGCTTAATCAAATGACACCTTATGTTGGCGTATACTTCAGTAAGAGTTATGTTCGTAAGAATATCTTAAAATTATCCGATAATGATATTGATCAAATAGAGCAGGAGAATAAAGAAGACCCTCCTGAACTACAGCCTGGAATGCCAGGTGCTGATCAAGCAATAGCACAACAACAACAAGATGCAGCACAACAACAAGATGCTGCACCACAGGAACAAGACGAGCCAACTGAACAAGAAGCTGCCCTGCGCAGATGAGTAAGGTAGCCCTTATAAATAATAAACGGAGAAAATAATGGATAACACAGAAGCAATTAGCAATATGATAGACGATATCTTAGCGGGTAATAATACCGAGGCTAAAGAGGTGTTTGATAATATTGTTTCAAATAAGATGACTGATGCTCTGGATGTTAGAAAAACAGAATTAGCGCAAGCAATTTATTCTAATGAAAAAGTAGAAGACGAAGACGAAGTAGAAGACGAAGAAACTTCCAACTAAGAGAAAAAAATGGCTATTTCAAAATATATCTTAAAGAAATCCAGGCGCCAGGCGGCTGTTAAGATTGTATCTACGGATGCAAATACAATTAATATTACATACGCTGATGTAAAGTATGCTGATCAAACTATTCCAAACGCAACAGCTGGTAATTTATTCTGGCCAATAACTGATATTCTATATGATGTACCAGCTCCTGCCTCGATTGTGCGCGGAGGTAATTTAGTTTTTTCAATGAGTGCCGGACAGGAATCTCTCAGCTTTACCCGAGACCTCGGTGTTGCTCTTGATGAACAGGCTCATGCTAACGTAACTATAAACACCGGTGCTGGTAACAGCTCTATTATTGTAGTGTTCACTAAGGGTGAAGGCTTTAACGATCCTAATCGTCAAATTCTAGAAGATAGGGACAGATAATGAAATTATTTACAGAACAACTTTCAGACGTACAATATCTTGTAGAGAAAAAAGAAGATGGAACAAAAAGCGTCTTCATCGAAGGTATCTTTATGCAGGCTGAAAAGCCTAATAAAAATGGTCGTATGTACCCTATGGGTATTATGGAAAAAGAGATCGAACGGTATCAGGATCTCATTAGAGACAAAAGATCTTTAGGTGAACTGGGTCATCCTCCTAACCCCCAGATTAACCTTAATCAGGTATCTCACCTCATTACAGGTCTTAAGTTTGAGGGTACCGATATATACGGCAGAGCTAAAATCTTAGAAACCCCAATGGGTAAGATTGTTAGAAACTTTATTGAAGAAGGTGTTGGGCTCGGGGTATCCTCACGAGGTCTTGGATCCCTAAAAGAGCGAAACGGTATTAATGAGGTGCAGGATGACTTTCATTTGGCTACCGTAGACATAGTTGCCGACCCAAGTGCACCTGATGCATTTGTGCAGGGCATTATGGAGTCAGCAGAATGGATACTTGAGAACGGCGCATGGAAATCTATTCAAATAGAACAAGCACAGCAAGTAATTAGATCTACTTCTAAAGCAGATCTAAATAAAGTTAAATTACAAGTATTTGAGTCATTTTTAAGAACTATCAAGTAACTAATTCTTATAAATAATAACGTTAACAAACTCTTAGGAGAAAACAGGATGTCAGTCGAAGCAAAAATACAAGAATTGTTAATTCGTGCAAACGAATCTAAACAATTAACTGAAGATACGTCATTAGACGAAGCTTCAGAAACAGCTGTTGCAGCAGATGGAAAGCTAACCGCTAATACATCAAAAGATACTTCAAAGTCAGGTCAAGGTTCTGGCCAAGGTGATGCAACCCAGCCCATGCAAGGATCTTCAAAGAAAGCTGACTTCGATGAAGTTTCAGATGCTACTGGTAAAAACAGTGTCGCTGCTAAAGCCTCTAAAGAAGCAAATCCCTTGCCTATGAAGGGTGATGCTAAGTCTGTTAAGACACAAGCATCCGAAGAGGTAGAAGTAGAAGAAGAAGATGTTATTGCTGAGGAAGATATTTCAACTCAACTTAATCTTATCTTCGGTGAAGATCTATCAGAAGAATTTAAAGCAAGAGCATCATCCATATTCGAAGCTGCTGTTATTGCTCGAGTGAACAGCGAGATGGACGATGTAACTACAAGACTTGAAGAGCAAACTGCTGTTCAATTGCTTGAGTTTAAAGAGACATTAGTAGAAAAAGTTAATGGCTATCTCAACTACGTTGTTGAGCAGTGGATGGAAGAGAATCAACTTGCTGTTGAATCTGGTCTCCGTACTGAAGTTGCTGAAGACTTTATTGAAGGTCTCAAGACCCTATTCCAAGAACATTACATTGACGTACCTGCAGAAAAGTACGATGTAATGGCAGAAATGGAAGCCACATCTAGCGACCTATCGGACAAGCTAGACGAAGCTATTACATTAAATATTGAACTCGCTAAAGAACTAAGTGAACTAAAACGCACCCAAGTTTTTGAAGAGGGTACAAAAGATCTAGCCGCTACAGAAGTTGAAAAACTTAAGAAACTTGTAGAGGGGGTAGAATTTGACTCCGAGGAGCTGTACAAGGAAAAAGTTGCTGTTATTAAGGAAAACTTCTTCCCCAAGACATCATCTAAATCCCCTGAACAAGTTCTTGTAGAAGAAAGCGGCACCTCATCTGCTTTTGAAGATAGTAGCACGATTAACAGATATGCTCAGGCAATATCTAGATCAGTCAAGTCCCGTTAAACCATAAATAATATAACATTCCAATTTTTAAGGAGAAGGTAATGTACCTATCAGAGACAATCCAACAGAAGTGGGGCGCAATTCTTAACCACGCCGATCTTCCAGAAATCAAAGACTCATACAAGAGAACGGTTACAGCCATTCTTTTAGAGAACCAAGAAAAAGCGCTTCGCGAAGACCGCACAATGCTGAGCGAACTAGCACCATCCAATAACATTGGTGACGGTACTGCTGGTGTTGCTAAGTACGACCCTATCATGATCGGTCTCGTACGCCGTGCAATGCCTAACCTAATGGCATATGACATCTGTGGCGTTCAGCCAATGACAGGCCCAACAGGCTTGATCTTCGCTATGCGTTCCACATACGGTAATGCCCGCTCTATGGCTGGTATGACTGAAGCGTTGTACAACGAAGCCGATACCGACTTCTCGTCTTCTTCCTTCAACACAGCTGCTGCTGGTGATGGTACTCCAAAGAACGGCACACACGCTGGTTCTGATCCTGTTGCAGCCTCTGGCTACACAACTGGTGGCGGTATGACTACTGCTGAAGGTGAAGCATTGGGTGATGCATCTGCTAACTCTTTCGGACAAATGGGCTTCTCAATTGACAAGACCACAGTTACAGCTCGCACACGTGCTCTGAAAGCTGAATACACTCTTGAACTTGCTCAAGACTTGAAAGCTGTTCACGGTCTTGATGCTGAGAGCGAATTGTCCAACATTCTTTCACAAGAAATTATGTTTGAGATTAACCGCGAAGTTGTTCGTACAATCTATGGCGTTGCTAAAACAGGTTCACCTGCTACTGCTACTGCCGGTACATTCAACCTAGACGTTGACTCTAACGGTCGTTGGTCAGTTGAGCGTTTCAAAGGTCTGTTGTTTAACATCGAACGTGATGCTAACCACATTGGTCAAGATACTCGTCGTGGTAAGGGTAACTTCATCGTCTGTTCTTCAGACGTTGCATCCGCCCTCGCAATGGCCGGTGTACTAGACTACACTCCTGCTCTATCTACAAACTTGAACGTTGATGATACAGGCAATACATTTGCCGGTGTTCTAAACGGTCGCTTCAAGGTGTACATTGATCCGTATTCTGCTAACCTAGGTTCTGCCAGCCAGTTCTACATGGTTGGTTACAAAGGCACTTCGCCTTATGATGCCGGTCTATTCTATTGCCCTTACGTTCCATTGCAAATGGTTCGCGCAGTTGATCCTAACAGCTTCCAGCCAAAAATTGGCTTCAAGACTCGTTACGGAATGGTTGCTAACCCCTACGTTACTACATCTAACGGTGGTGAATCCGATGCATCCATCTTCACCGCTGGTCGTAACCAATACTATCGTAAGACTAAGGTTACTAACTTGATGTAATCTAAAGCCGTCGATAAGAACGGATCCTAGCTCGCGGGCTGGGTTAAAGGGGAGCAGAAATGCTCCCTTTTTTTCGTTATAAATATTGAAAAGGAAACATAAGATGTTTACAGCAAATCTCAGTACCGTACTAAATGACATAACCAGTGTTACAACAGCCCCGGTTACAAATTACCTTAGACCGAATGCATTTCGGTTTACTATCAAAGACATTCCCGGGGTAGCATACTCATGCCAGTCAGCAAACCTACCTTCCCTGGCACTTGGATATACAACACAACCAACACCCTTTCTTGATATCCCACACGTTGGTGATAAAAATGCTTTTGGAGACTTTACCATTCGGTTTTTAATATCAGAAACTATGTCAAATTATATAGAATTATATGATTGGTTAGTGGCACTTGGCTTCCCTAACGACTATAATCAATATAGAAATTTTACTGGTGATCGGTTAAATAGATTTCCGTTCGTAAAGAATGCTAGGGGTGCCCCGGAGGCTGTAGCCTATTCTGATGGTACCCTAACTATTCTTGACAGTAATAATATTCCTAAAACTAATATAAATTTTAAGGATATGTTCCCAACATCTATTGAGGCGTTAGATTTTGATATCACCTCGTCTTCGGTGGAGTATTTCGTAGGTATAGCTTCATTTAAATATAAGTTATTTGAGATTGAAGGTTTGTAATTTTACATTTTTGGAGATTTTATGGCACAAAAGAAAATTGAATTGAGTTTGGATGAAGTTCGCAAGAACAAGTTTTTTATTGCTACACCATGTTATGGTGGTCAGCTTAATGAGCCCTACTTTAGGTCTGTAATTAAGATGATGACATTCTTTAACCAGCATCAGATCCCTCTTGCCTTTGGTACGATTGCTAATGAGTCTTTAGTTACTCGAGCAAGAAATGTGCTGCTAGCTTATTTCCTTGCATCTGATTATTCCCACTTACTCTTTATCGACGCCGATATTGAGTTTCAAACAGAAGATGTACTTAAACTATATGCACATGACAAAGATGTTGTTGTAGGTGCATATCCAAAGAAAGGTGTAGCCTGGGATAAGATTAGATCTAATCTAACTGATCCAGCTAATAAAGATAGAGAAATGTCTGACCGCGATATGGCATCGTTTGGTTCTGACTACGCTATTAACTTCCAGTTCCTTGATAAAGAGACAAAGACTATTGGAGTAGAGAACGGACTCGTTAAATTACACGATGCTGGTACAGGCTTTATGATGATTAAGAGAGAGGCTATTCTTAAGATGATTAAGGCTTATCCTGAGTTTAAGTATAATAATGACGTCAACATTAACAATGACAGTCTCAAAGATAAATTCTATGCCATGTTTGATACGATGATTGATCCGATCGATCGTAGATATCTTTCGGAAGATTATACCTTCTGTCGCCGCTGGCAAGCCATTGGTGGTGATATCTGGCTTGATCCTTCTATCTCTTTAAACCACTACGGTCATTTCTGCTTCCAGGGTAACCCCGAGGCTATTATTAACTTTAACTCCACCGCCCAACCTGACGTTCCAAAGGTAGATACTATCACACTTGATCTTCCTGATTAAGTAGTATATAATACATTATGAAATTAAGTGAACTGCAGGAAGAATGGGTAAAGGATGCCCCTATTGATCAAACAAACCTTGGTCAAGAGGCGGCAAGGGTGCCCACCCTTCATGCAAAGTATCTTTCAATTCTTTCTAAGACAAAACTTCAATTACGCAAAGCGGAGTCTGATTATCTCAACACCAGAAGAATGAAGTATAAATTTTATCGCGGTGAGTTAACCCGGGTAGAGCTAGAGGATCTTGGATGGGATCAATTTCAAGGTAATAAGCCTCTAAAGAATGAGATGGACGAGTTCTTGCAATGCGATCAACAGTTACTTGAATTGCAAGATAAACATGAGTATTATAAGACTGTCATCTATACGTTAGAACAAATCATTCGCTCAATCAACTCTAGAACTTGGGATGTAAAGACAACCTTAGAGTGGACTAAGTTTACGAACGGCATGATGTAATGGCGGATATTTCGATAAAGAAAAAAAACGAAGTATATCTAACTGTCCAATCCGATCCTTCTATTGCGCAGGAACTAGTAGATCACTTCTCCTTTGATGCCCCTGGCGCAAAGTTTCACCCCCTCTACAGAAACAAACTCTGGGATGGGAAGATTAGACTCTTTTCAATGTTTACAAAAGAGTTATATTGTGGTCTATTAACATACCTCGAACACTTTGCCGAAGTAAATAACTACACCATTGATTACGAGCAGTATGTTACCCAGGCAGATGCCATCACGCCTGATATAGTAAAAGAGTTTGTCAAAACGCTTGACATCTCGCTCCCAAATGGAGCAGAGATACGGGACTATCAACTTGATGCTATTCACCATGCTATAAAAGATGCAAGAGCCCTTCTCCTATCTCCCACAGGCTCTGGTAAGTCACTTATCATATACTGTCTGATTAGGTGGAATGAAAAGTTTAAACGCCGACAACTTATTTTAGTTCCTACCACATCATTGGTAGAGCAGATGTATACAGACTTCCAGTCTTATTCGATGAATAATGGTTGGAAGTCATCTGAGAACTGCGGCAGAATATATTCTGGGCATGATAAGCATACCGATATGCCTGTTATCATATCTACATGGCAATCTATCTATTTGATGCCTAAGCAATTTTTCGCTGACTTTCAGGTCATATATGGTGATGAAGCTCACCTGTTCAAGGCAAAATCCTTAACCAGTATTATGCACAAATGTGTTAATACACCTTATCGAATAGGTACAACAGGTACCCTTGATGGAACAAAAACCCACAAGCTAGTATTAGAAGGTATCTTTGGTCCAGTATATAAAGTTACTACTACTAAACAGTTGATGGATAATGATCAATTGGCTGAGTTAAGAATATTTGGTATAGTTCTTCAGTACCCTGATGATGTAAAGAAGGGTAACAAGGATAACAAGTATCCTGATGAAATGGACTTCCTTGTACAGTATGAACCAAGAAACAAATTTATACGAAATCTTGCACTAAAACAAGAGGGAAATACCCTGGTTTTGTTTCAATTTGTAGAGAAACACGGTAAGATCCTCTATGATATGATCAATAATAAGGACTCAGAAAGAAAAGTATTTTTTGTACATGGAGGTACTGATACTGAGCAAAGAGAGAACATTAGACGTATCACAGAGGGAGAGTCAGATGCTATTATTGTTGCAAGCTATGGTACTTTTTCAACAGGCATAAATATCAAGAACCTACATAATATTATATTCGCATCACCTACAAAGTCTCGAATTCGTAACCTGCAATCAATTGGTAGGGGGTTAAGGAGAGGGGAAGAGAAGGTATTTTGTAACTTATATGATATTGGGGATGATCTGACATGGAAGACCAGGAAGAACTTTACCCTACATCACATGATTGAGCGTATAAAGATTTATAACGATGAACTTTTTGATTACAAATTAATTAAGGTCGATCTTAATGTACAGTAAGCTATTAAAGTTAACCAATGGAGATAATTTAATTGTCTCTACCGAAGACAACTGTTTGGATCTGCACGAGAAGAAGTACATTACTATTACAGATCCTGTAGAGATTACTAGTATGCGATTCCCTCATGGCAATATGGTTGTTGAGACTTTTGTTATGTCTAAGTGGATAAAGATGGCAACGGATAGTGCAATGCAAATCCCCGTAGCAAGTATCTTGATTGCAGTAGACGTAATTGAAAAAGCCGATACGCAGTACAAAGAGTTTTTGTTAGAGTATGTTAAAAGAGATAATGAATTAGAGAATGCAGATATAGAAGTACCCGATACGGGGGTTGAATTAGAGAAGTTTTATAAAATGTTAGCGAATTCCGAGGAGGAAGAAGATGATAGTCGGCCAAGTAGTGGAACGCAAACCGTCCACTGAAAAAAAAGCACCAGCACATTACGTTGATAATAAAAAATTCTATGAAGCTTTAGTCGAGCATCGTCGAGGTATAGATGAGGCAAAAGTAAAAGGTGTTGAGCCTCCTCGTGTGAGTGAGTATATTGGAGAGTGCTTTCTTAAGATTGCCACCCACCTATCGTACAAAGCCAACTTCATTAACTATACCTATAAGGATGATATGATATCCGATGGTATTGAGAACTGTCTTACTGCTGTTGCAAAATTTGATCCAGCTCGCGGTACAAATCCTTTCGCATACTACACCCAGATTACATTCTTTGCCTTTGTACGCAGAATACAAAAAGAAAAGAAACAGCAAGCAACCAAATACAAGTTACTTGAAAATGTAGATATTGATATGATACTGTCCCAATCAGAGGGGAACGAAGAGTTTGCAAACAGCCTGGTTGAGATGATACGTAAACAAGTAGACATGATTGATATCGATCGCCGTACAGTACCTAAGGCTAAAAAGAAAAAGGTAAAAGAAGACGAAGGTACTCTTGACATAGAGTAGAAAGTAGTATATAATAGGGCATGCCTACAAAAGTATACTATTATATTAAAGATAAAGAAGGATACGCCTCTGAGGATAAGACCTATCATAGCATCCCAGAAGATGAGGACGGCCTTTTCTTGTGGCAGCACATTAATAAGGCTCGCAAGCAGGCTGGGGTCCCCCGTGAACGTTTCTTTATAATTAATACCTCTTGTTCTCCCCGTAAGAAGTCAACTTGGATTAATCCCGACTGGCCTCCTGCACCCTTTCCTAAACTGAAAAAAACTAGACTGGCCTTCGGTAGATATGTTATCGAGAAACCACCAGAACCAGTTGATCCAGACTTTGACTAGCCTATATAATGTACAGTGCCATCCCACTTAAACTATGTAGCTGTCCTTCCAGCTATCCAATAACTAGGAGTATAAATGTTCAAATTTGATCTACATCCAGATCCCGCTTGGCATGCTCGTATCAGCTTTGTAAAAAGCGGACTTCGGGTAATTGCCGGTCTCTTCCTTATTTCCAGTAGCTTACTTGGCGCTGGTATCTTTTTAATCCTTGCTGAAATCCTTGGCGTTGCAGAGGAGCTTGTCTAATGGCTAAACTTAAAGTAGCAGAGTTGTTTTATTCTATTCAAGGAGAGGGTAGATTTATGGGAGTACCGTCTGTATTCCTACGAGTCTTCGGGTGTAACTTTACGTGCGGTGGGTTTGGTATGCCCAAGGGCGAGGAAAGTAAGGAGCGGGATTATGCAGCAGCTGAAGTTAAAAAGTATCTATCTTATAAAGATCTTCCTCTTGTCAGTACAGGCTGTGATAGCTATGCTTCTTGGGATCCTCGGTTTAAGCATCTTAGCCCTGTACTCGATACTAATAGTATTACCTATTCAATTATGGATATACTACCGCACAAGAGGTGGGAAGACGAACATCTTGTAATTACAGGTGGTGAGCCTTTGCTAGGATGGCAGCGCGCTTACCCCGATCTATTGGATCATGATAGTAATAAGAGATTAAAAGAGTTAACGTTTGAGACAAATGGTACACAGGATCTAACCAGTGAGTTCCGTAAGTACTTAAATGATAACTGGACAAAGACCCGTAAGGATCAACTCACCTTCTCCGTATCACCTAAGCTATCAGTGTCTGGTGAAAAGAAAGAAGAGGCAATTCTTCCTGATATTGTTACTATGTATGAATGGTTTGGATATACGTATCTTAAGTTCGTAGTAGCTACTCAGGAGGATGCGGATGAGGCAGAGGAAGCTGTAAATGCATATCGTAAGAGTGGATTTAATGGGCCAGTATACCTGATGCCGCTTGGTGGGGTAGAGTCTGTCTACTCTCTTAATAATCGACGGGTTGCGGAGCTAGCAATGAAGAAGGGTTGGAGATATTCTGATCGTCTACAGGTACCGCTTTTTAAAAACGAATGGGGAACATAAAAAATGAGTTTAACTAAAACTAAAACTGATGCCGAACTAGGCTATAAGGTTGAGGAATATCTAAAATCTAAAGGTGTTCATACACCTATCGTTATTGATAAGCTTCTTGTAAAAGAAGATGCTAAGATCAAACGTATTGAGAAGCACTTTGGCGCTATCATGGACATCCTCGGGCTTGACCGAGAGGATGATTCATTAATGGATACTCCAAAGAGGGTAGCTAAAATGTATGTAAATGAAATCTTCTGGGGCTTGAAACCAGAGAACTTTCCAAAGTGTACTGTCATCGATAATAAGATGGGGTACGATGAGATGGTAATCGAGAAGGACATTACATTGATGTCTAACTGTGAGCACCACTTTGTTACTATCGACGCTAAAGCCCACATTGCTTATATTCCTAAGGATAAGGTATTAGGTCTATCGAAAATGAATCGTATTGTAGAGTACTTTGCCCGTCGCCCTCAGGTACAGGAACGTATTGCCGAGCAAATCTACCATGCGCTCAGTTTTATTCTCGATACCGAAGATGTGGCAGTTGTAATCGAGGGAGTTCATTACTGCGTAAAATCGAGAGGGGTTGAAGATCATAACTCCTATACCATGACTGCAAAGCTCGGTGGATGTTTTAAAAGTGAGCCCGATTGCCGTGCAGAGTTTATGTCTCTAATTAAGAATTAAATTATGACCTGGTATGCAAACTCTGAAGGCCGGTATGGGGCTAGTGGAGCCAAGGGTGACCTTGGTGAAGCAATCGTACAAGATTATTGCAAGACTAATAACATATTATTTGAAGATAAGAATGATATTAACAGTCAAGTAAATCTTAAAATAGATTGTATCATTGATGGCATTCCTGTAGATGTTAAGTCAAACTACTCCAGGGGTACCCTCTGTATAGAGCTGTATACCAAAAGAAGAGGGGCGGGGTGGTTCTATACTACTTCTGCTGAACAAATTTACGGGGTAGATGTGGATACTAAAGCGATTTACCGCTATAATATAGAGGAAATGCTAGCTTACATAATTGCGAATAAAACCCGCGCAAAGAGAACCGAGAAGGGTGATGTTCTTATGTGGGTACCTGTTACAACCGATATTATTGAGAAACTCCAATGAAAATTAGCCATGAATCCCCGCTTTCTCTTCTTCGTACTTCTCGTACTTACAACGACTATGATTACGCTCTTGTCCACTTGTTCGACACTGAACCCGCGTACTACAAATTCTTTAAAGAGTCTTTAGCAATAGGTAGAAAGGTTTTGCTTGACAATTCTATCTTTGAACTAGGTACAGCATTTGATCCAGAAAAATATGCGCATTATATTAGAACTCTTAAACCGACAGAGTATATTATTCCTGACGTGCTTGAGAATACTATTGGTACAATGGATAGTGCTCTTGACTTTGTAGAAAAGTATCCCGATCTACCAGGAAAGAGGATAGGAGTTGTTCAGGGTAAATCATACTCAGATCTTGTTGAGTGTTATGAATATATGGATAATATTATCGATGTAGATAAGATCGCTATATCATTTGACTACTCTTATTATCTCCAGCGTTGCCCTCATCCTAATAAATGGATGGGCTACACATTGGGGCGAGCACAAACTTTAACTAGGTTATTAAAAGATGGCGTTATTAATAAAGACAAGCCGCATCACCTCCTGGGTTGCGCGCTCCCGATTGAGTTTATGTTCTACCGCGAGGGGTTTGACTGGATTGATTCGATCGATACTTCCAGCCCTGTGGTTCACGGGCTTCTCAATATTGCTTATCAGCCTGGCGGTCTGGTTAATAAACAATCAATCAAACTCGTCGATCTTCTTAACTCCGTACCCGATGCTAACCAGATGAGAATGATTAAGCACAATGTAATGATGTTCAGTACATTTGTAAGGGGAGAGCCTAAGTCACAAAAAAGCCATACAGATAGTAGATACGATGTAGGTCCATGGACTACTGATCAAGAAAAATATCAGCCCGCAGAAGCATGATATGTGGGTTGTATTTTTTAGTCAGACAGGGTCAGAGATAGTAGAGTTGTGTGAAGCACTAGGTCGTAAGCCTGATCTCATTGTTACAAATAATTTTGAGAGTAAAATTAAGTTCAACCCTGGTGTTCGTAATTTAAGAGTACCCATCATGTCTGCCAGTCACGATGGGTTAATGAATTATTTTAAAAATCAATCTATATATAATCCTGCTAAGACTATTATCACCCTACACGGTTACCTACGGATTATATCACCTGACATATGTGACAAGTATGAAATATACAACGGGCACCCTGCTGCCATTAATCTATACCCTGAATTAAGAGGAAAGGACCCTCAAGAAAAGGTGTGGCAAAATATGAGAAATTATCCTATAATAGGCAGTGTTGTGCATAGATGTACAGCTGTACTTGATGCAGGTGAGATCGCTGGGGTAGTTAATGTATTTAATGAATGTACGTCAGTGTATGCACTATATCAAAAATTAAAAGATACATCGCTTGAATCATGGGTAACGTTTATGAGAGGTAAGTCGGTATGAAAATTGGATTGTCAGGTGCTCAATCTGTAGGCAAGACAACGTTGTTGAATGCTTTAAGATCTGAGAGAGGTCTGTTGGGATTTACCGTATGTGATGAGGTAACTAGAAGGGTTAAGGGATACGGTCTTCCTATTAATGAGGAGGGTACCGATATTACGCAGATGCTAATTATGCAGGAGCATATTATAAATGTATTCATGCATGATAATATTATTACCGATAGGACTGCGTTGGATGGATTAGTATATACATCGTACTTGCATCGTAAGAATAAGGTTTCGCTTGAAACGTTAATCAAGTCGCGTGCTATCTTTAATAAAGTATGGCCAATGTATAACCATGTATTTTATATTGAACCGGAGTTTGATTTAGTTGACGACGGGATACGAAGTGTTAATAAGCAGTTTAGAGATGAAATTGCAGATCTATTTGAAATGGTTATTGAGAAAGAGAAGCTATCTGTAACGCGTATTAAGGGTTCGGTAAGAGATAGGGTAACAACGATTATTGAAATATTGGAAGGTAGATAATGAGTAATCAAGATGAACTGAATAAAATTGTAGGCGTTCACTTAGGCAAAGCTGGTGATGGATCAGCAGTTAAACCGTATATTACCCCTGATGCAGTAGATAAGACATTACTGGTAGCTGTTCCGCGCTACCTAAATCGTACCGCTTATGATATTCAAGAGGGCGCTCTTCCCTTCCTAGGTATGGATGCCTGGAACGCATACGAGTTTTCTACTCTTACGAAGAGTGGTTTCCCTGTATCTGGTTGGCTTAAGTTTACCTATAATGCAAGTAGCCCTAATATCGTTGAATCAAAATCTGTAAAGCTCTATCTTAACTCATATAATATGGCAAGGATCATTAGATCACATAATGAGTTGTGGATGATTGAGGATCAAATTAAAGCACATCTAAGCGAGACTGTAGGTGATGATGTTCAGGTCTTTTTGCGTATCGGTGATATTGATACTGTTAGACCTATGAATGGTGACTTCGTATCATTAGAGTCATATTGTAATGTTTCAAAGATGAATTTTGATCGTTATAATGAGAGCGCAGATATTTTAGAAGTTGTACCAAGTATTGGCCGCTATGAGAGATGGAGATCATACTCCCTGCGATCAAATTGCCGGGTGACTAATCAGCCTGACTGGGGCGATGTGTATGTTCATATTAAAGGTGAAACATCTGTTACCCCAGAGTCCTTACTCCAATATATTGTATCAATGAGAAAAGAGAATCACTTCCATGAAGAAATTGCTGAATGCATTTATAAAAGATTGTTTGACCTTCTTAACCCTGAGGAGTTATTGGTTACCTGCTTATATACTCGTAGAGGGGGTATTGATATTAATCCTACTCGTGTTTCCAGTAGCCTTCTTTACAGCCTAGCTCCTGTTATTGATACATTTAATTTCTGTACTAAGACTGCAAGACAATGAAAATAACTGGACCTGATCCTAACGTCAACGAAATTTGTAATGAATTTGAGTCAAGAGCTTGTCATGGGTTTGATAAGTATGGTGTAACGACTGAGCGCACCGATTTAGATTTAATGCAATGGATTCAGCATCTCAAAGAAGAGTTAATGGATGCTGTTGTATACATCCATCGTATTCAAAAAGAATTGAAAGAGAAACAAGATGACTTCAAATGAAGCGCTGGCATTACTGCCCGATGTACCAGGTTGTGTAGTTATTTTATCTGGTGGTATGGATAGTACCATTGCAATGAGATTGGCTGTACAGAAGTATGGTAAAGAAAACGTTTCAGCTCTAACTTTCTATTACGGTCAGAAGCAAAAGCGTGAAATTGACATGGCTAGAATGTCTACCCAGATACTTGGTGTTAAGCATAGAGTTGTTGATGCATCGTTCCTTGGTGACATCAGTAAAGGCTTTTCAGCTAACGTCGATACCGACATGGCTATGCCTACGATTAAAGACGTGCTTGGTGATCCTCGTCCTAAGACATATGTACCTAATCGCAATATGATCTTGATGTCGATTGCAGCAGCGTTTGCAGAGACACAAAACGTTGATACTGTTGTATGTGGACTACAGGTACACGATGAGTACGGCTACCATGATACTACACAGCGTTGGGTTGATAAGGTAAATGACTTGCTATCTGAAAATCGTATTATTAAGATTAAGCTTACTGCCCCCTTCAGTCAACTATCTAAGTACGATGAGCTACAGATCTTGCAAGAACTTGATGGTAACTTAGTGCTTACCTCATTTACTATGACCTGTTACAATCCCGACGCACAACATCGATCTTGCGGTGAATGTCCTAGCTGTTCCGAACGTATTGCTAATTTTGCTAAGATAGGTTATAATGATCCAGTTGAGTATTCTAAAGTAATCCCCTGGCAGGACTTAATCGAAAGAATGAAGGTGTAACATGTGCGCTATTACTGCATCCTTTAATAAGGATAAGCTGTTAGAATTATATCGTCTGAATGCATACCGGGGAGAGTTAAGTTACTCTCTTTCCGCTTTTGAGCATACCCCTGCAGGGGTAAAGCTTAATATTCTAATGCAAGATGAGGGTAAGCTTCCAGAGGTGCTGCTAACGGAAATGAATCATCTTGGTAATGCATTCTATATCGCTCACTCCCAAGCCCCTACAACCGAGTCAAAGAATATTCACCCATCAGTATTTGGTGATTGCTTCTTGTGGCATAACGGTATTATTAAACAGAAGAACATTACAGCGGGCACATGGGATACACAATGGCTACAGGAGCAAATTATAAACTATGGATGGAGTTCATTGTCCAGAGTAGATGGTACTTTTGCATGTATCATGTATAATAGTGGTGAGCTATTTGTTTTTAGAAATGAAATATCACCTATGTTTTATGATGAGAATTTCAACTTCTCATCTACTAAATTTGACGGGGCAGAGTCTCTTGCCCCTAATAAGGTTTTTAAATTAAATTTAGCCTTTAAGCAATTAACCCCTATTGCCTATTTTCAGACAATGGAGAATCCATATTATATACCGGAGAATGCATGACAGTTACATATAAATTATATTCAGAACCCTTTAGTATGAAGCACGTAATGGGTGAAAGTAGTAGGACTAAGCTAACCAATGTTGTTGATGGAGATATTCAACCTAATGCTGTAGATCTACGTTTAGGTAAGGTATTTCAAATTAACAATGAAGTGTTTGAGGTAAGTAATGATCACAAAAAGCATAGAGGCTCTACGGAACTCAATCCAGACGGAGAAGGTTATTTTACGTTATACCCGGGGAGTTATGAGATCGTTATGGAAAACGTCATCCATGTGGGCGAGGGGGAGGCTGGTTGGGTCATTACTCGTAGCACTCTTAACCGCAATGGTTGTTTTATTACTTCAGGTCTTTATGATTCTGGCTATCACGGTGTCATGGCCGGGGTACTTCATGTTACGACTGGTATCGCGCGCATTAAGCAAGGTACGAGGGTAGGGCAGTACTTATCGTTTGATGCAGAAGCACTTAAAATGTACGATGGTAGTTATGGCATTGGTAAAGAGCACGATAAAAAGTATACATAATACAATGCGGTCTTCGGCGTCATCCCGCTCTATAAACTCTGCTGTCTATGCTATTTAACATAGGAGAAACAAGCATGTCTTTACAACCAGTAGTTTACAAGTATACCAGTACCAAAGAGTATCACGATTCATTTCCCTGCGCATACCGTCAATGGAGAGCCGATAGTCATTGTAATTTAATTCATGGCTATTCATTCAGTATGAAGTTTTACTTTGGTACCGATAACTTAGATGTTCGCAATTGGGCGGCTGATTACGGGGGGCTAAAGGATTTAAAGCAAGTGTTAGAAAGTCAATTTGATCATACGCTATTAGTAGCCGAAGATGATCCTGAACTAGAAACATATAAATTGCTACAAGCAAAAAACATGGCTAAACTAACTATCCTTCCGAAACTTGGATGTGAAGGTTTAGCAGATCAATTATATAATTTTGTTAACGGGGTATATATACCTGATTATTGGGGCCCCGGTGAAGCCGGCCGGCTTTGGTGCTATAGAGTTGAGGTGAGAGAGACTCAGTCTAATATGGCATTCAGAGAAGGTCATCGTGAGTGGGATGAAGATTTATTTAACTAGGAAACATTATGACAACAGCATTACATGATCGTTACATCGAGAGACCGTTAATGTCAATCGATAATACTACTCTATATTGGATTATAGGGCTTGCAGCTACTTTAATTATGGCCATGACGATGGCTGACTTTGCTGCAGCAAAGTTTTTAGACTTTGGCTGGGTAGTTACCCCTGCTGGGGCTCTCTTATTTGCTGTGGTGTTTGTGGTTCGGGATATGTTGCATAAGCTTGCCGGAGCTGCTGTGGTACAGCGAACTATTCTAATAGGGGTTGGATTAAATCTTTTTGTTGCAGCATTTATGTATGCTATGACTTTTATTCCTGCTCCAGAATTTAGACCCAGTGTTCATTTTGATGCTGTGTTTAAGATGAGCCTGGGTATTGTAATTGGATCAGAGATTGCCACCCTAGCATCACAATGGGTTAATACTTGGATATATCAAAGGTTATGGGATCGGGACTGGGGTAGTTGGTCTAGAACCTTTGTCAGCAACTTAATGAGTCTTCCAGTAGATGCTATTATATTCGTTCTGTTTGCTTTTGTTTTTATTCCTCCTCTACTAGGCGGAGATCCTATGGATATTAATAAAGCTATTGCAAGAATTGTATCAGGTTCTACGTTATTTAAATTAGCTGTAATCCTAGCTCTTACCCCTCTGGTAAGTCTGGCTCCTTGGAGAGAAGAAGCAAGAGAACTAAAGTAAGCAATTGAATAGTCTAGAGAAAATTTGGGCGCGGGCAACCGGGCACCTGATGGGTAGTACCGATAGTGATAGACCTGATGTGCCTATCCTATCCCTTCGGGAGGCTCGTATTGCTTTATTCTTTAAAACCTTCTGGGTTATTATACATATAGTGACATGTTTTTTTATTATAGCTAACACCATAAGGCATTGGTAATGACAAAATTATGCTTAGTTACAGATACCCACTTCGGTGCCCGCTCGGATAGTATCCCCTTTGATAATTTCTTTAGAAGATTTTATGAGGAAGTCTTCTTCCCTGAGATTGATAAAAGGGGTATACGGCATATTGTGCACCTTGGTGATTGTTTCGATCGCCGTAAGTATATCAATTTTAATACCCTGTCTTCTTGTCGTAGTTACTTTTTTGACGAAATTAAGAAAAGGAATATCGAACTACATATGATTGTAGGTAATCACGATACCTTTTTTAAAAATACTAACGACGTTAACTCTCCCCGTCTATTGCTTAAGGACTATGAGTTCAATGTTATCGATACCCCCTCTGAATTAGAGTTCGATGATGGGTCTAAGATATTCATGATGCCATGGATATGTACAGATAATTATAATCAGAGTATGGAAGCTATTAAGACTACTAATGCCCAGGTATTGTTCGGGCATTTGGAGATTGCTGGCTTTCAGATGTATAAAGGACACGAGAATGGGGATGGGTTTGATCCTAGGATATTTGAGAAGTTTGATCTGGTTTGTTCTGGCCACTTTCACCACCGTAGTAGTAATGGGAACATTAACTATCTTGGAAATCCTTATGAGCTTACCTGGGCGGACTTCGAAGACCCTAGAGGCTTTCATATATTCGACACCAGTAAGAGATCGTTGGAATTTATTCAAAACCCGTTTACGATCTTTTCTAAAATATATTACGACGATACTAAAGAAATAAAATACAGTACTGAAGATTTTGAGAACAAGCATCTTAAACTCATAGTAGTTAACAAGACCGATTACTATGCATTTGATAAGTTTGTTGAGGAGATTTACAAAGCTAATCCTCTTGAGTTAAAAATTATCGAAGATCTATCTGAGTTTGAATCTGATGCGATGGGTGACCAGGAGGTAGATCTAGAAGATACTATTACCTTATTGTCGCAATATGTTGATAGCCTAGACACAGAGGCAGATAAAGACCGTATTAAAACGTTAATGAAGACGTTGTATGTTGAAGCGCAGAACTACGAAGAAGCATGATAAAATTTAAGACTATAAGATGGCAGAACTTCCTATCAACCGGTGCACAACCTACAGAGGTTAGATTTGATAAGTCACCTACTACTTTAATCATAGGTGATAACGGTGCTGGTAAGTCTACTGTTCTAGATGCATTGTGCTTTGCTCTATTCAATAAGCCATTTCGTAATATCAATAAGCCCCAGCTAGTTAACTCCATCAACGGTAAGAATATGTTGGTAGAGGTTGAGTTTACTATTGGTAGTAAGGAATATAAGATATGCCGGGGCGGTAAGCCAACAGTATTTGAGATCTATCTCAATGGGGAATTACTAAATCAAGATGCAGCTGCAAGAGACTATCAGAAGTATCTTGAAGAGCATGTATTGAAGTTAAACTATAAATCGTTTACTCAGATTGTTATTCTGGGCTCTGCCTCCTTTACCCCGTTCATGCAATTACCTGCCGCCCACAGACGAGAGGTAATTGAGGATTTGTTAGATATTAAAATCTTTACAGTCATGAACACTGTACTGAAAGATAAGGCTAATGATATTAAACTTAAGATTACAGATCTAGAAAATAAAATTGACCTGGGTAAGTCTAAAGTAAAGATTCAACAAGACTATATTAAGACGCTTGAAGAGGATAAGCAAAAGAAAGTAGAAGATGTACAAAAACGAATATCTGAATCGAATGCCGAAATTGCACATCTTCAATGTAGTGTCGAGGAAGAAAGCAGCGGGGCGAGTTTACTTCAATCCAGTATTGTGGACAACACGGAGAAGCGTACTAAACGCACGGAACTGGATTCGCTCCTTAGAAAATTATCCGAGCGAATTAAGACACAAGAAAAACATGTATCCTTCTACGACGAACATGACGTATGTCCGACATGTGACCAAGCTCTGGAGACAAAAGTCAAAGAGAATGCAAAGGCGTCTCACCAGCATAAAATTAGTGAAATTGAAACCGCTGTTCAAACCCTTACAGAACAACTTGACACTATTGAGACACGACTTGATGAGATTACTCTTGTCGAAGAGAAAATCACTCAACATAAAAGCACTATCATTAGTCTCAACACCAGAATCATTGCCAGTCAGAACTATATTCAGAAACTCAATCAAGACATCCCGGCAGCAGGGGCAGACGTATCTAAGCTTGTTGAAGAGCAATCCAAGCTCAAGGCTACTGCTAAAGAAGTGGTCGTTCATTCGGAAGCAAAGAGCGCATTGGTTGAAGACAAACACTATCTTGAGATTGCCTCTGTACTCCTTAAGGATACCGGGATCAAGACGAAGATTATTAAACAATACCTCCCAGTCATTAATAAACTTGTCAACAAATACCTCCAGGCAATGGACTTCTTTATCTCATTTGAGATAGATGAGGCGTTTAATGAAAAGATAAAGTCAAGACACCGAGATGAGTTTAGCTATGCCTCGTTCTCGGAAGGTGAGAAGGCTAAGATTGATCTGGCTCTATTGTTTACCTGGCGTACAATTGCTAGGATGAAGAACTCAGCCTCTACCAATCTATTGATGTTAGATGAAGTATTCGATGGTTCGTTAGATATTAACGGTACAGACTTTGTTATGACTATCCTAAATACTATAGGAGAAGATAATAATATCTTTATTATCAGTCATAAATCTGCTTTATTTGACAAATTTAGAAGTGTAATCGAATTCGAAAAGCATCAGAACTTTTCGCGTATAAAAACAAGGAATATAAATGGCAATACCTAAAGAGTATCTAGATAACTCGTGGGACTTTGGCTTTACTGCTGTAGACGAGGAGACGGTGGCAACACCGATGGTGACAGATGTTAGATCTAATGCTGATGATGTAACCAAGGCCAAGCTTCGTTCAGTAGAGCAACTCATTATGCCTCTGTTAGTTAACTTAATGAAGAACCCTGAAAAAGACTATATTCATTGGCCCGGTCGCACAGCTATGATAGAGAAGCAAGTAGATAAAATCCTAGCTATCACCAGGGGGTAGGAAAATATAAATAATAGGAATACACCGAGGATCCTATGAAATCTTTTAAACAAATTAGAGAAGATGTAACCACCAGCAAAGAAGAGGTTGAGCAAGTCTTTGAGGCATCACCATTGGTTAAGTTGGTGCGTAAAATTCAGACTACCAAACGTCACATGGTTGCTAAGTCAAGAGCAAAAAACCTACTTACCGTCTCTAAATCTGCAGGCGACGATAAAACAGCCGAAGCTGCAATGAATAAAAGTAAAAGATACAGTAATATTGCCAGGGGAATGGAAGAAGGTATTGTAAATCCCGCTGCAAATGCAAAAGCTCGTATCTTTAGCTCTATTGATAGAAAAAAGAAAGAATTATATAAGAATGCTGTTAAAGAAGATTCAGATACGTAACTAAAAGTAACGTAACGCTTGCACGTATCTGCCTTTTGGTCTATAATAGGGTATCAAAAGGAGAAAAGAAATGCGTTACTTTTTTAACGATGCTGAAGTTACTGAATCAGAATACCTCGAGTTGATGTCAAGATCAATACCCGATGTTCCTGCGAAATTTGTTATGTCTGTACCTGCTGTAAGAGCTGTTACTAAACCTATGCCTAAGAAAAGTGTTGCAAAACCTATTTTTTCTGGCTCATCTAAAATCGATAAAGCTATTGAGCTGTTCAAGAACAATCAAGGTCTATCCGATACACAATTTATTACACTCTTCCAGTTAAAGCTGGGCGATATCTCTAAAGGAAACGCCTCTATTTACTTGAAGAAGGTGAAAGAGAGAACTAAATGAGAACAATATATCTAGATATGGATGGGGTTGTTGCAGACTTTGATACATATGTTTCCAATGTTCTTAATCGAAAGATTGGATGGGGGTCACAAGATCTAACTGATGAAGAATGGGAGAGGCTGGCCTCTATTGACCGCCTTTACTATCAGTTTCCTTTAATGCCTGATGCTACAAAATTAGTTGCATATGTTAAGAGCCTATCAACAAGATTTCATGTTCAATTCTTGACGGCTGTTCCTCGACGCTCTACCATGCCTTCTGCCAAAGATGATAAGCAGGCATGGGTCAATAAGTATTTTCCTGGTATGAGAATGGATATAGGGCCTTATAGTCATCATAAACAAAAATGGTGTAAGTCTGGTGATATCCTTATTGATGATCGCCCATCCAATATTGAACAATGGACTGCAGTAGGAGGTATTGCCATTTATCACACAGGAGATGTGGATGATTCAATTAACCGACTTAACAAGGTAATTAACTAAATATAGTTACTTTCTAACCCGTAACGTAACAGTTGCGGGTTTTCTGTTTTTCGGTTATAATAGATACATCTAAAGGAGATAACGAAATGCAAGATTATTACAACGCCAAGTTTACATACGACTTCGATGATAAGCGTAATCGTTACGATGTGACTGAGTGGTCTGCTCCTATTAATGGAGTTCGTATCGGTAAGGTTGTATTTTTCTCTGACGTAATGGAAGAATGTATTGCAATGGCTGAAGAATTCAACTATAATTATAAAGCCGGTCAAGAGTGGGAATTGTTCAATAACCAAGAATGTGAGTTTGTATGAAATTATATATCTTTACCCAGGATCAAGAGAACTATGGCGCCCATGATTGGGATGGCGAAGGCGAAGTTCCCCAGTATTGGAAAATGAAGGGTGGAACGGATTATATCGTTGACGTCGAAGGCTTTCGCTGGAACGATTCGTTTGCCGATAAGAACCTTCGTATGATCGTAGATGAACTCCGCTTCATCATCGATGAGTCTAACGATTTTTATCGTAGCAGTATTATCGGCTTCGATAAGGTTGAAGATGACTATCAGACCTGGTTGGAGAAGAGCCAGATGGAGTACGATGGCGAGATTAAATATCCTGCTATTCGCAAGACTTACAATGAGATGATGTTGGTTAACTTGGAGAATGTATAATGTATGAAATGCATACTATAATGAATGTTATGAACGGGATGGTTGAAACTTTTATTGATGATAAATTTCAATTAGTAACCCCTAAAGAAATTGGACTAGATGATAGATCATCTTATCAACTCTTCATTAACGAAGACTACATTGCTGTAGGTAAAGGTAGTCGTCGAACCCTTGACTATTACGGTGGCTTTGAATATGTGGATGAAGAGCATGTAACGGTGCTTGGTAACTATGTATTCTATTCTTCCGATGACGAGCGGGTGCAGGGTCACCTGGATGAATTCTTTATGCAAAAAGAGGAATAAATGATGGATGAAGTAAGAAAAAGAATGGGTGAGTTAGCCGAGCCCATCGAGACTCAAATCTTAATGTGTGACTCCAGGGAAGAACTTCTTATGATGGCATGTGTTATGCTTCAAAGAACTAAGGAGATATTTGATCAAGAGTTAACCGTTGAAGGCCGTAAAAAGATGTTTGAGGATTTTGTATGATGATAACTAAACAAGCTGGTAAATGTCCGGTGTCTAAATGGGGCCGCTGGTCGCTTGTAGTTATATCGTTTTTGTTCCTTATCAAGGGACTAGTATGGTTGGGTATTATTTACACAGGGATAAAAATATTATGATGAATGATAAAATTAAAGCTCTTGCTCTCGAAGCAGGATTCGTCTTCTGGGGAGACGAGGCATGGAGTCCAGAAGATAGTATATCCGGGATAGATTGGTCTTGTGACTATGATAGAGAGTTTATTCTTTTTTGTGAACTCTTAGTTAATAAGACCATTGAAAATCCTACTTGGCTTGATTAACAATAATTTAAAGGCAATAATGTCAGATTTTGAAACTCACCCTATAGGTACTCAGAAAGAAATTGAGTTATCTAGAGAGCTTACAAAAGCAATTACTCAGTTAATTAGTCAATTTGGAGAAGGAATAATTCCCCATCAAATTTCAGTACCTTATAATAAGCTAAGAGATCATCGTGGTAACAATTCATTGACATGACTAGAATTAATGCTGGCATAGATCCTTCGCAGTTACATAGAAGACATTTGGTGGCTGAGTTGAGGGAGATTGCCATGGTGCCGGGATCTCTTCGAAGAAGTCTTCGAACGTTAACACCTGATAATATTATTCTTAGAATTCCAAAGACCTTTACCCTTAATTCCGGGCACGTCTTATTCTTTTACAACAAAATGGAATATCTAAGGAAACGGTTCAAATCGTTATGTGATGAGATGGAGAACCGCGGGTACTATGCCGATAGGTCGAGGGAGGTTGTATTTAACGGATTCGAAGATATATGGAATGGGGATTGGGTGTGTGATAATCCATCTATTGTACGGGAGAGGATTCAGCAAAGGATGGCAGACAAGCCACATCTATATGAGTGATACTTTTGAAACGTGGTTAACCGAGAGAGATCTTGAGAGACTCTGGATGATAATAGAGGAGAAGCTACCTGATCAAGCGGCCTCGGTAGATGAAATTAAAGAATTCCAAAGACTTCTAACCCATTGTATAACTGACGAAACAGCAAGAAGAAAAAGAATGCATTAAGTTTATTCTTTTCGCGCTCTTGCTCTTCTATGCTCCTCTATATAATAGAGACCTACTTCAATAGAATCATAATCTCTTCCCAATTGGAAGCCTGGGGGAAGTCTGTTTCTATCTCTTACCCTCGTCTCCTTATCCGCTCTAGGATTGTATGCCCAATAAGAGTCTTTTGTGTGTTGGTTACCTAACTTCTTTTCAGCCATTATATCCTTGGTATCAGCGTTATGCCTCTTTCCCTGAAAGTTGGATCTTCCTTTTAAGCCAGCTGATATCTTCTGCCTTGTGGCCTCGTCTCTAGGCTTTCCCATCTTTGCTTCTGACATCTTACGCTTTGTCTCATCTGACATGGGTTTACGAACATACTGATACCATTCTATAAACTCATACTTGCCGTAATTACGTAACAGCCTGGTTCTTATAACGTTTACTGCAGAGGTATCTTTAATTGAGTTAAGTAACTCGTAACGATGGCCATACTTAATTCTCACCTTGTCAACAGGCTGATCTGAAATTAGAATTGTCTTTGTTACGTCGTAACAGTAGAAGTGAATCATTAAGTAGTATATAATTGGTATATCAATATTTAGGAGTCAATTATGTTTCCAGCTGGCAAGTACTATGTAGGTGATTTGTGCTATGTAATGCATGATGAGTGGGATGAGGTATGTGGCTTGTTCTTTAAAGGACGCGATGACCATGGATGTAATCAAGGTATGTTTGAGTTAAAAGATGGTCGTAAGTTTGCATCGTTTAATACCAAGTACGGTGATGGTGCCTACTTCGATCAGAATGGTGAAGAGTACGGGGTTGATGCCGGCTTGATTGGCTGTATTGCATTGAATGATATTGACTTAAATGCTGATGGTAACTTTACCCGAGGTGGTCAGATTATTCAATTTGATAGTGACTTTACAGTATCTGGGGGAGATCGGTATGAAGATCGCCGAGATTGGGATGGGGAGATTCGTATTGGTCATATTGTGATTAGGACCGATGATTACGAGGATTAAAAAGGCCTAAATATTAGGAAATAATCCTTGGAGAAACAATGAAAACATTTAAATCTATCAGAGAAAGTTACTCGGGAGAGCCTGGAGTGTCACAAATTGATAATGTACCAGAGGATCCGATGACGTATGTAGAGATTAAGCCTAAGAAAACTAAAGTGGTTAAAGAGGCAATGTCTGACGGCGATAAGTCCTCGGTTGCTCTCCAGGCTATGGTTGCTAAAAAGAATCTTCAGCAAACAGCTGGAAAGAATAAATCCCAGGCATTCGTAGATAAAATGGTTTCAAAGGCTAATGCCGGTGACCGTCTTCCTAAAAGACCTAATGATGAGTACGATCGCAAGGTAACAACCTATCTTAAGAAGAAGTATAACGAAGAAGCTGAGCAGATGGATGAGTTGAATAAAGATACTGTATATTCTTATGCAGCAAAGGCTGAAAAAGATGCAGACAGAAAACATAAAGCCCTTACCTCTCAAATCAAATCCAATAACCCTTTATCTGCCAATAAGACAGCTGATAAGATTATCAAGCGTTATAGAGGTATGGATCGAGCTGAGAATCGGCTTAATAAAGAAGAGACAGAACAAGTTAATGAGGGTGATCGCCAAGCCCTTGCAAAGAAGTTAACTAACAAAATGTATTCAATTGGGAAAGGCTTAGGTAAACTAGCCAAAAGTCAAAATAATACAAATATTGTAACTAATTTAAAAAATACTAAATCTGATATGCATAAAGCAGTTGGTATGGCTAATAATTCTACTGTTAAAAAAATGTTAAACAAAGAAGAGACAGAACAAATGGACGAAAAAGTTACATCTAAAGATATTAAGATGGCCGTTGGTGTAGCCAAGGATAAGCGCTATGCTGGTGGTAACATGTCAGGAGCAGTTAAAACAATGGAAAAGATGAAACCTGGTCTCTCCAAGCACCCAAGAGTACAACAAGTACTTAAGTCAACCAATGAAGACTTTGATAAATTGTCCCCGCAACAAAAAGCACATCAATATAACCTAGATTCTGCACAAAGAGAAATTGATCGTCGCCATGGTGAAGGTGAGGATATGTCTGGTGCAAAAATTAACAAGAAAACTTATGAGATTAATAAACCTAAAAAACTAAGGGTATCGGAAGGTGTTGATTTCTTAAAGGTTTGGGACAGCATCAAACCTGTGTACGAAGATGTTAAAACAACCCATGAAGATCCTTTGGTTGTTACTAAGGACGAAGAAGGTCATATTCATACTCATGCCAACCTATCTGTCGCCAATGCAATTCATGGTACAAATGTAAAGCACCAAGCTATTCATACCTATAAAAAAGTTCAGGATGGTAAATTTACATTCGAATTATCTAAGCACCATGAAGGTGCTTTAAAAGAAGATGCTCCCTTTGACCCAGTTGCTCATAAGAAAGAACACGATAGGTTAATTACCAAGCACATAATGGCTCATAAGGCTTTAATGGCTTCTCCTGGAGAAGAATTAAAAAACAAGCAGATGGAGCGTCTTAATGCTGTTAAGCGAGAGATTCGTAACCATAAAGATAAAGTTCCTGCAGGACCTGCCCCTAAACCCGGTAGTGCTGCTGAATACTATGCCAATAAGAAACCTGGTGAATATACTGGAGATTAATAATTATGAAAACCTTTGAACAGTTGTGTGAGACGGTTCGCGTTGGTAAGGCTCAGCAATTTGCCGCCAAAGCACACGACGTATGGCGTAAGGGCTTTGATCCATCTGGGACTAAAGAACGTATTAAAAAGAATTCTGACGGTACAGAAGGTAACATTAACGTTCCTTTTCATAAACTACACCCCGATTGGAAGAAAGAGAACCTAGCTGCCGGTCATGCCGCCTTAGCCGCTGTTAAGAAACATCCCCGTGATATAGAGAAAGCATCGGAACACGTACACAATGAGTGGATGAAACGTAATCCCAAAGCCGATCACAATGCCGCCCAACACGTTCCCTATCATGAGTTATCAGACTCAGAGAAAGAGAAAGATAGGGTGCATGTAAGGACTATGCAGAGTCTCCGACAGAAGCGATAGCTCCTAACAACCCGTAACGTAACAGTTGCGGGTTCTTTGTTTCTGGACTATAATAGGGTATAGAAAAGGAAAACGAAATGTCAAAGATTAAAGATATAATAATCGATGTAATAGAGAGACTGGAATCAGGTACGAAGCCTGATGAGATTGCCTATTATCTTTCTCATACATATGATATTCCTTATGAGTATGAAGTTATGGAAGTCATCGAGAAGATTCGTTCTACAATGAATCTAACCAATGATATGGTTGAAGATGTTTGTCTGAGGTATTGATATGTGGCGAATTAGAAAAACGGGTGAAGAAGGCGGATACATTGTCCGTAGTAAAGAGTTAGCCGAACAGCTTCTGGATCAATGGGCCCGGCAAGGTGCTATCTGGGAAATGGTAGAGATTACCGAGTACGAGCTCGGTGATCCGATGGAACAATAATATGTGGCGAAAGAGAGAGATTATGGAACTACAAGATAAAACTACTATAAGTACGTTGGTTGATATAGTACCTACCGATGTGTCGGGTAAATGGGTAAAGAAGGAAGATCTGTACCCCTTTGCAGCAGCTGTAGCCGCTTACGTTCTTACTAGAGTTGAGAAGAATATAAATGATTCCAACCTTTAAGTTAACTGTAACAGATGAATTTCATTCTGACTTCGTTTACGAGACAGACGATAAAGAAGAAGTCTTAGATAGGGTTGCCTTATGGTTATCACAACTAGATAATACTCCTATATACAATCTGAACATAGAGGTGAACTAATGTCAACGATCTTTACATGCGGTCACAAGGCCGAGGATGATGAGGACGGGTGGACAATATCCACCAAAGCGTATACGAGAGAGAACAAGAGGGCGGTTGATTACAGGACGGTCTGTAACAGATGTTATCATGTATATGAGACAGAGGGCCTGGTTCTTTATGGAGAAGCGGATGTTAAAGAGTGGTTTGGAGGACCAAATGATTGATGAAAATAAACCTGGTACAGAAGTTGTAGAAGATGCAAAGCCGTTGAGTGCAAAGGAGCAGCGGTTTCAAAACGATGAGATGATTGCCAAGCTTAGAAAGAAAAACCCTAATTTACGGGTTATTCAGAAGAAGGGTTCGTTCACGATATCTAACCCCAAGGCACCCAGTACTTTGTTAACTAATCTTTTAAAAAGAACCAAAGAATAAAGACTTTTTAGCTTACTACAGACTCCTTGCGGAGTCTGAGAATAATTGAAAGTTGTTTATTTTTTACCCATGATATTCTCCTTTGTAAAGTATGTATATTTATAAAAGAACATGAATAATCTTGTTGACGATATTTGCTACGATGAAGTTGCATATCAAAAGTTTCCTCAATACCGACAATGGTTTAATAAACTGTATGTTGCTGATACATTCAGGTACATATGTGGGCCTGGAGGATTTCCAGTTCCCAAAGCAGATACCTATGTTGTAAGACCAACATACAACCTGAGAGGGTTCAGTATCAATGCATCTAAAATGTATATTACCCCTGCAGATGTCCATCTGGTGCCCCCAGGCTATTTTTGGGTTGAGGTGTTTAAGGGAAACCATTATACTTTAGACTATACCAAGATAGACAATAAGTTTCAGCAAATAAACTGTTATGTTGGAGATAATGATCCAGAGGATCTTTATAGATTCTATAGTTGGAAAAAAAGTAATTATCATTTTACTCTTCCCAGGCAATTAGAAGAATTAGATGTCAAATGGTTAAATATTGAAATAATTGGTGATAAGATTGTAGAAGTACATTTAAGGCATGGAATGGATTCCTATATGGAGTACGAAGAGTTAATTCCTGTATGGGAAGGTGACAAAAAGGAAAAAGATGGTTACACTTTTATGGAAAAGGTATATGATGGTGAAGGTTGGTTTAAAATTAAAAGATTAGGATACTTAGTCAAGTAACGAATAATGATAGATACAATTATTTTTATAGCAATCATGGTAACCTGTGTAGGGGTGGTGCTGTGGGATATTAATAGGAACGGATAATGTTGGAACGTAACTGCTTGACGATCGACCCAGAAGAGCATATAATTACGTATGTTAAGGAGAAATGATATGACTATTACAGTAAAAGAAATGATTGAGGCATTAAGCAAGTTGCCTTCAGATGCCGAGCTCGTAGTAACGGAGAGCGGTTATTACAGTTATGGGGAATTTGCCAATATTATGTTGCCTGAGGTCTACACGGTGGGGGAGGACGAGGATATACCAGTAGGTACGCAGGTGTACCGCATTGGCCATTCACATCAGAGTTATTGATATGAGAGACAGTGACGTAAAAAAAGAGATCGAACGAATGATTGATAATCGTCAAGACCTGGTATACCGGCTTAGAAAGAGGGCGGAGATACGTAGACAGATACCGACAAGGAAATCGGTACAGGAGAACCAGTCCGATAGATTATCTGACCTTTTAGATGAGTCTGCAAATGAAATAGAAAGATTGAGTAATATGAAACCTTTTGCCTGGTACGATCCCTCAAATAGGCATATTAGTCTAGATCAACACGATCCTTCCTTCACCCCTCTCGGTCAACTCATCCCCCTCTATAGACAATCTAGCAATATAGATGCCGGAATAGATAGAAATACAGATAACAAAGAATATAGTATGGGCACCGAAGAAGGTTTAAGTGACTTTATCAAGTACAGGAACAGGCTATGATGATAGAAAATTGTACGATAAAGCCGGCTAAAGGTCAAAAGGGTTACCTGTTGTATACCATGAAAAAAGAGTATGTGTTCAGGGTGTACAGGGAAGATCGAAGCTTCACCGACTACGATATACACCATTGTGACCTTGAATTAACAATTAACGATGATGATGCCACATTCTATGAGTTTGATGATGGGAGAAGTATCCTCGATCACAGTTATGAGATAGCTAAAGGTGAAAAGTAATGAATATATCCAGAATCAATCAACGTAATATCGAGATAGATAGGGCGGAAAAAGCAAACGTTCAGTATAAAAGAAACGAAGATTATAGGAAAGTAGTAGAGAAGAAGAACGTAGAAAGAAGCATTGCCGATAGAATAGCAAGGAACATGAGACTGGATAGGGATAGGGGAAGAAATGTGGATGTGGAGGTATAATGACCGATAAAGAAGAACTAAAAGCACTACTAAAGTCGTATAAAGAATCACCTTCAAGGGGGATAAGGGATGAGATAGCAATTGCTAAGATAGAAGATATACTGGATAATAACGATATAGTATTCAGGACAGAAGAGTTACCAGAAGACTTTATCTTTGAGAATCCAGATAAACACGCATCTCATTGAACCTCCTCTGACCTATCTTATAGCCGTCTGGGGCA